ATGAATAATTTCGTGAAAATAGGAGATAGAGAAGGCTCGAATGTAGTAAAGTTCGGAATAAAAGAAAACAGACGGCAAAAAACTACTCCTAAACAACAATGGTCTTCAAATGAATCAGCAGCTGGTGAGGAAAGCCCAACAGGAAGCGGAGGTGGAGGCGGAATGAACGATATACTGCGTAGAATAGAAAGTCTGGAGCAAGGTCAAAAAGACTTGAAAGACGATTTAAAAGATAAGGTTTCAAAATCAGACTTGGACAAATCCACTTTAGAATTGAAGCTATACATGCGTGAACTTTTCGAAAAAGTGCCCACCGAAGACAGAATCAAGACCATCTTTAGTGAACAACTTAAGTCCCACGGTGTAGCCACTGAAACATATGTAAAAGCACAAATCAACGAATCTAACGCTACTCTAATGAAATGGATTGTCGGAATCGGAATATCGGCAATTGTTTCTATTGGTTTGGCCCTAATACGCTTTTTCACTCATTAAAACGAAAGTCCGCCACGCGTCGGACTTTCGTTTTTTTTTAATATTCTGTATAGTACCTATTTGCAGCCCCCGGAGGCGTAACGATCTTTTGATCACGATCCCAGCCCTCTATTATCATGATGTGTCGGGTATCGCTCTTGTTATCCCATGCAATATAGTTGTCTTGTTCCAAAGCCAGCAGGCCCGCCTTTATATCCGCTGCACTCCTACCTGTCTTTATTTCCAGTTCCTTAATCGTTGGTAGTCGGCGGCGACCAGCAGAATAGTTGTACAGTATCCGCAGTAATTTTCGTTCCCGATCAGTGAGCATAAGGCAATACCTTAAGTGCACGCGGCATATTCTCACCACGTTCAATATATCCCTTTTTCTGTAGACGCTCCATGTACCCATATGCTGTTGATGTAGATGCCAGCCCCAACCCTATTTGTAGTTCTCGAACCGTTGGCGGATATTTACTCACCTCGATAAATTGTTCGATATAACTCAAGGCTCTCAGTTCTTTCGATGTCAATTTCATCATGATGTCACCCCTTGATGTTTGGATGAACTCATTATATAACGAACAAATGTTCTTATCAATACATAAAAAGCCTTGAGCCTTACCCGTGGTATGTGCATGCACAGCTTATTTATTATACTTTAGTATAATTTTTATTTGACTATAGTATAACATCGGTGTATAATTAATATCAGAAGGGAGGGAAAAAGAATGGCAAAGAAAAAGAGAAAACGTAAGCCCCCTGAAGTCAAAGATGTAATCCAGTTCTTGACGGTCCTGATTACATTTATGACAGCGATCATCAACCTCATAGTCTTACTACTTAGGTAGTAAGCTGAGGGTTACGGTTCGCCCCCAAAAGGGGCGGATTGTAACGGGGCTTATGTTCTCTCTTTAATTAAGTATACCACGAAGCGAAGGAGGTTACACCGTATATGAGCAAGTTAAACACTGCCAGCTTTATAATGAGTCTAGCCGGGTTTGTCATAAGTGTAATTACCCTCATAATTGTGTTGAAAGGCTGATAAAAATGACCATCGCGGAAATGATCGTACGCGAAATTGATAAGCGAGGATATAAAAATAAATGGGTGGCCGAGCAAGTAGGCATTAAAGAGGTCACCTTTTCTTTAAAGTTAAAAAAGGACCGTTTTACTGCTTCTGAGTTGGTGCGGATCGGCATACTGTTTGATTTGGATCTTAACGTATTCAAAGAATGCTCTATAAATGAGGTATCGGAATGAAATATGGACCACGCAAGCCCAGCCTAAACAAGCGTTTAGCAGCTCGTACCAGCCTCAAACGGCAGATTGTACACCGTGCAGGACTACAGATGCCACGGGGCTGGGGATGGCTAAGAAACCCACGTAAGGCGGCATACAATAAGGCGTACAATCGCAGCACGTTTGATATATTCAAGCTGCTTTCAAAATTGTTCAAATAAAAATAGCTCTGCCGACCAATTAAGGTTAGCAGAGCTTTCTATTATATACCGCCAAATAAGACTGCCTTTTTTCAATTCTCTTAACAACTATATTTTATGGTACTTAGTGACTATGTACACAGATATACAGATTAATTATAATTATTTTTGTAGTTAAATTATAGAAAGAAGGGATTTAATTTGAAAAGATTAATGAGTTTTGGTATCGCCACATCATTGCTTCTGTCACTAAGCCCTGCTGCTTTTGCGCAGGATTCAATTTCAGCAAATCAAACTGATAATGGTTACATTAAAGTGATCGAAAATACTGAGAATCAGGACGGACATGTTATTACTCCTTTTGATGTTCAATTGATTAATCCGATACATCACACTGGAAAAGGAGCATTTGAGAAAACCTTCACCATGATCCCTGAGAATGGAGAAGACGCCAATGTGTTCGTTAAAAATAATGGAAGTTCAACAGCTTATGTAGAGATTAAGAAAGCTGGTTCCAGCACCTCTATAGACACTTCGGTTTCACCTGGTAGTCAGAAGACCTTGCAAATTTATTCCCAAAGTAAAAACTCATATAGTGTATACATTTACACCCAAGACGGTTCCCAGATGGACCTCAATATAAGCGCAAGACAATTCTAATTAATGTACAGAAATTACTAAGTGGCTTCATATACATTCGACTCACATAAAACAGAGAAGGACTCTATCGGTTATATACCGTTGGAGTCCTTTTTCACATCTACTCTAAATTCAAACTGCTTACGGAAAAAATAAGATCCGTTAATCCTAATTGACTCTGGTGTAATCTTCTCCACTGCGCCACCGTAATCCACTATATCTATCAGATCCTCACCCAACGTCTGGACTACATATACTCTTACCTGGCTTAATGCAGCTGCAAATAATTCTATATCCGACTTTAACACTTTATATGTATGGTTCATGCTGATCACCTCAGAATAGTTATTCGGTGATTGTTGTGATTTTTCCTCCAATGAATAAGGTCCCGCTAATCTAAATTGGCGGGACCGTTTTACTTATTCCGTTTAGAATCCATAGCTAACCCAGTAGCTTTTCCTTCAATTCAATACTCCTATTACTCTCGGCCAGCTTTTCAAGCACTTCTCGAGCATCCCACTCATGAATTGGATGCACTCTAAGTTGATAATCTTTTATAAATTTTTCAAACACTTCGTAACTTAACTCAAAATCATTAACTTTGAAATGTTCTTCAAAGTTCTTAGTGATTTTTTGAACATCGGGGTTACTTTGATCAGGATGCAATCGTATGTTAAATAACATACAAAGATTCGTGATAAAGTGTTGATCTTCACGACTAAGCTCTTTTTCTGCACACCATTTATCATATGGTGACAATTCATCTTCTGCTAAACGTAACAATGCAGATTTCCATTCAAGCAAAATGTTTATACGCTTCTCAAGTTGAGTTATATCCGGGTTTTCCATGATGCACCTCTCATTTTTCAAGTCATTAAAGTATTACTTTGCTACCATAATAAATCAACCACTCCACAACCATCCCTACTCCTTCTGCGATTCCTTTACTAACGACTCCTCTCAATTCCTGAACGATTGCAGACCTTGCGCCTGCGGCTATTTCAGCAGTAGTCAATTCTACTGCTCCTAAGTAGCTTTCAAGAACACCAAAAACCTTATTGTTATATTTAATAACAGCTGCCACTGTCTCTGTATCAAAGAATTTTTCCAGAGTCCACCGCGACACAGGGTTATCGATAACATATCTTAATGCTTTAATAGCAGTTTCTACAGCCTTAACTTTCACCCCTTGGGTACTAACTTCCCCATCAGGCTGTACAGTAGGAGCAGGCGGAGTTACAGTATTTGCATCGATTGTTGGTGTTGTTCCGTATGTAGCAGTTACTGAAGATGTTTCTGCAAATGCCGCGAAAGGAGTTATAACAGAAAATAATAAAGCAGTTGCCATTGAGCTCAAAATAGTTTTTTTAGCTAATTTCCATTTCACTTATACATTCCTCCAATATTTTGTATTTACAACAAAATAATATACAAAAGTGAATGTCGAAGTAACGGGAAAATAGTAAATTGTAATAAACAGTAAGGAAGTCCCATGATGAATTGTTTAAAATTCTAAGTATTTAATCAATAACATAAATAAATTTCAGGCTATTCCTCCTTCATAAATATGGTCTTTTGAACTATTAAATCTAAATGTAGTGTTGATTAATGTCAAAAACCCCCGCTAACCTAAAACTGGTTGGCGGGGGGTTGCTATTTTACTATAAATTCCACTCGGGTCCCGTCAGCATAGTCGTCCAGCTTGTGTCCTACCCACGATCCAGCTCCACGATTATCCTTTGGACTTATGTACTTAATGTCTGCACCCTCTCCACCTTCGGAACACATCGCCATAGGCCATTCATCGCGATCTTCGCCCTTCTTGGTGGGTACACCTTTCAATGATAAATCCCGGTTATGGTCGGCTCCTTCACGGTCTATAGTGCATACTGGTGACTTTCCGGCTGCTATAGCCTCTTTAATGTGCTGTGCTGTCTCGGGATAACGGTCTGACGGGAATTCCAGCTTGACCGTATCGGCAGATACCTGCGTTACCGGAACGGCTACAGGGTCGCTCTTAGTGCTCTTTACAACGTCTTGTTGTACGCTGCATCCAGCTAATAGGACTGTTATCAACACGGTAAATATCCACTTAAACATATGTATACCTCCCATATGGATTATGCTGATCACCTCATGTTGTAAAACGCTCGACCTTTTCTGAAGTACCTTGGGTTATTACTTTAACCTCATCTCCAACGATTAAAATGCCATATTCATTTTCCTGTACTCTGACTTCTTTCCGATCTGATCCTTCAAATTGGCATGTTATAAAATATTTTTTTGTTGAAGAATTCTCCACCCAGTCTACTCTTTTATCAATTACTTTTGCGATTCGTTCAATTTTGGGTAGTTTTGAATTCCTTGCGTTTTCGCGTTCGGCAGATATTATTGCAGGTACTAAAACGGCCATTATTAAACCGATCATTATAAGTACAATTAGAAATCCTTCGAGCATGTATTATTCACTCCTTAAAATTTCATTAATAAACTGCTATATCCCAAAACGTAAAAACACCCCACCAGCTTAGCCAGTAGGGTGTCACCGATGCCTTCGGATTGCACAACGGTGCTTCCGTATGTGTTGTTATCAGTATAATTGGTTTGGGTGATTCTGTAAATACATTCAAAAAAATATGGTGAATTCTGGTGAATCATAGAGTAAAGTTAATTCTGCATCTAACAACTACTAAGGAGAGTATTTAATATGAAAGAGATTATTTATCTGGACACTAATTTTCTGAATTCTTTTATGGCCCAAACTCACCGTGGTCTTCCTTCCAACTCTACGCATGAACAGTTCGAACAAGATACAAGGACAGATTCATCTGCTACCAAAAGACAAGGTACACATGATGTTACGGCACAATTAAATACGGGGTCGGTAAATATTCCGTTCATTTCTGTTTCTCCAAACGGTACAGTAACCTACAAGTATTCAGCAAACAATCAAGCTGATGAGGTATTCTCTCTTACTCAATTAGAGGCTGGCAAAGAAATTATATCGAAGCAATTACACGACAACTCACTTATTGAGTTTGAAAATTATCTTGAAACTATCAATATAGAAACTATCACTAATGTTAACGAACCAAATTTAGAAAACCTCTTTGGTAAATATGTAAAAGTTTCTGCTGACTTTAGTATTTTTGATTTTGACTATCTCAAAAGCATAGCCGACCCTAATGCATTAATTGAAGTTATGAAACAAACAAATCCTCATGCTCAATCCGGTGATGTCGAAGAAACAAAAAAGATGTTTGAGTTAATCGGAAGCTTCATTGAATATCTCGGAAACATCCTACCGACAAATCTTTTTTTAAGACAAGGACTGTTTATCTCACCATTGAAAAAGGAGCACTTACGAGAAAGTAGTTCGGAACTAAATTTTAAATACGGCGGAGGGTCTAAGCTGCAGATTCATGTATTGGCGAAAGCGACTCGTGTTTTCGAGGATTTAAATATAGATATGTTTGAAGGTAATAGTAATCTTGAACAGTTATCAAGCATGATGAGCGGAGTTACTGAAATGATACTGAAAACAGTTAGCGCAATAAAAAAAGGAGATATCATTTTATCTCCAGTTGCTATTTATTTTGAATAAGTCTGCGTTTTTTTGCTCTTTCTTTCATTTCGCTTTTGCCATCGGCAATTTGTTTAGATATTCTTGAAAAGTCTTGATCAAAAATTTCTCGTTCTCTGTTAGTTCGGGCTATACCTTGGCCGATTATACTTTTAATCTGTTTTTTCAAGGACATTTTCTTCACCACCCTATTTTTATTATATTCTCATACTTGATAATATTCCACCACACAAAATTATCTATACCCATTAATACCCTGCCGTCACCGCATCCCAGCAGGGTATTTGTTTTATAGATTTATTCTGCAGTAACAGGCGTTTGGACAGATTCAGTTGGCATAGAAATAGGGTCTGGTTCAGGTTGAACCTGAGCAACTGGTGTTACCTCTGCTGTAGCCTGTGCCAAGAAATCATTCAACTTTGCAGCCAGACCCGATACAGCTTCTTTAGCTGCTGCCTGAGAGGCTTCTTCGATGTTGATTTTGGGTTCTACTGTAACGATGCCCGTTTGCTGTTTCTGTTTAGAATTGAACTCCAAATAAGCTTTTTCAATAGTTGCCTGCAATTCTGTAGCCGATACCACAATACCCTGTTCTGTAAGCCTCAAGGATGCATACTGTAAAGCTTCTTTCATCTTTCGAACCCCGCCTGCATCTTTAAACGTAGTCTGAGCAAGCGCGAAAGCTTCCCCCGCTACTTTGTGGATTACCTCACGTTGCGCGGCTGTTGTACGTGCGTCTAGCCAGTTGTTAGCCTTATTCTTTAGTGTATTAATCCCTGCCAAAGCAAAGGTCACTAGTACGCCTACAATGGCTGTAACAATGGTACTAATAGCTGGTTGAATTGTTTCGATTACATTTTGCATTTATAAATCCCCCTCTTATTGTGTTGGCAAACCTGCAGCACGTCGCAAGTAATTAGCCAGGTTGTTATAGTGTTGCATTTGTTCCTTGTCACCCTCTTGTTTCGCTTTAAACCAAGCTGGTTGCAGCCAGCGGAAGATAATCTCTTGGGCATTGGATTTAAACAGCTTCACAGCTCCAGCAAGCGGCAGATTTTTTTCGTTCAACCCTGCCGCAGCCCGCAGGTTGTTAGCGAGGTTATGAAAATGCGTCTTGCCTTCCTGATCCCCCGCCTTCTGGCTTGCGAACCAAGCTGGAGATACGTAGTTATCAATTAAGGATTGAGCGATATACACAGGTAACGGCGTAAAGTCCAACGCAGCAGGAGCCACAGCAGCGCCTTTAAGCTCCGTTTCCACGTCATAAACCAATTCCTTTAGCGTTTTGCCAATCGTCGCCAGAGCTTGGTCTACGTCCCTCTTACGATACGGGTCAAGCTGCTTATGCGATGGGATATGTGTACGTGGGTTAATCCCCCATTTGTTACAGCAGTAGGCCAAGTACCATACAAAGCGTTTGTAAGCCTCCAGCGTATTGATCTTGCCTCCAAAGCATAATTCCACGCCCAAAGCTATATCGTTCGCATCGTCGCCAAAGCGTTCGTTATCCGTAGTGACGTTATACAAGACATGCCAAGCTTTCTCGGCTGCATCCGATCCGGTTCCAGTTGGAATAATCTCAAGTATCTTCTTATCATCCACAAAGACCTGAGCAGATGCGGATCGGTCTTTTAGATTTTGAAAATAGGCAAAGTGGTTATCCGCTGAAGCTCCTGGATTACCTGTGTCGTGTGCAACTAAAAAGACCGGATTCCCGCTTGTTAGGCGAGTACCCGGTCTTACATTATGGCGCTTGTTTATGTAGCGCCGTTCTATTGTGTATTTGGTTTGATTAAACAATCTTTACAATCCCCCTTTTACGAATACCGCCGTAACAATAGCGATTATAGTCCCACCCAACACAAACGTGAGGAACTGAAACCACTGCTTGTTATTCGTGGTTCGTTCTTTAACGCTGTCCTGCTGAGTTTGTTGGAGCCAGCTGAACAGTTTCATTTCCAGCGTATCAATTTTGGTCATAACTTGATCGAATTGCAATTGCATCATTCTAGTCGAATCCTTGAGCTGGCGAATCTCTTCATCATGGCGCCCCGCTGTTTGTTCGATCAGTTTAAAACGCGCTTCATCCGACAATGTTTGTGCGGAAAGCCTCGCAAACTTCGCGCTCAAACCTTGTAGCTGAGCTGTTAACTCTTCTGTTTTCGCGTGCAATTGTTCAATTGCCATCACGTCTCCTTCCGGCATACCCTTTCCCCCGTCTCTATCTATTTTGCTCAGGAAATTTTTCCTGCCTTACTCTTCCCGTTTTTCTAATGGTGTGCCATCTACATCTAATCCCCAACTTACTAGATATGCTCTAACCGGTTCCTTTTGTATATCTGGCACCTGAGCAAACGTCTTTATGCCTTTCATGATTAGAGATCCATATATGGCTGCCACGTTAATCACCTCCCCTCTTTAAGAGCTTTAAGTTCAGCTTGCATTGCAAGCATTTGCTCGTACATATCAGCCATTGCAATCTGTGTATTTGTAAGTTCTTCACGAAGCTTTGGCTGCGGTTCTGGCTGCTTGGTTAGTTCCGCTATCTGTTCCGGCGTAAGTCCCTCAGTCCATAGTTTGTCTGGCTGCTTAGGAGCAACATATGCTGGCTGTCCCCCTTCTTCCCTGCCCTTAGCCTGCCAATCGTTTAACGCCGATATATACGCCTCTTGTGCCTCGTATACGGCACTCTCATAAACCTTCCATGCAGCAAGATCGAAACGCGGTTTGAACAGTCCCGGCGTTGTGATCGGTACGCCAACTGTGTAGCCTAAAAGCTCCGGCTTTTTTGGTTCGGTGCCCTCGTCTTGATCAGTGCTATCTGGCTGGGCATAAAAAGGGACGACACCATTAAAGGCATCGTCCACCAGTTCGTCCTCTAGATAGAAGCCGTCTGTATTTACTTTAGGTACTACTTTCATATGTTAGACCTCCTTATTGTTCAGCCAGAAACGGCGGCAAACTGTCCAAACTAACCCAACCAGTATTCGTTATCGTGATGCCAACTACAGCAAGTATCGCAACATTGCCATTAGATCCAATATTGACGCGCCCTAAAACATCATGCCCGCTGTCCGTATTCGCTGCCACTCCTGCCACCATTGTACGCGATGGTCTATATCCCGCAGGTAACTGGAAGACATTCGTATTCATAGCTCCTGGTTTAGCTATGCCTTTTATGTGGACATAACCTGCCGAATCTTTCAAGTAAGATATCTGACTCAACGTTACGTCATGATTAGTCCAACCATTAAGCAACGTAGGCGTAAGCCATGCAGGATTATCTTTGTCAGCCTTCTTGTTCTCCAGTACCGACACCCTTGAGGTTGTCTGCTGCATACCGTCCACCAAGTCTGCAAGCAGCGTCTTTTCATTCGCAGCATATGAGCCTGTGAATGGTACGACCGGAGATGGTGTAGCCATAAGGTATGTGACGCTATAAGAAGCTGCGGCATTAAATTTACTCGGATTCAGTTCGGACGTTATTCCGTTGCTGCTGGAATTTGTATAGTTGGCCCAACTGCTTGTATCGTTTTTGTTGTTAGCGAAAATATTGATAATTCGGCTAGGTGTATTGACTGTATTACTGCCCGAAACGGCATTAGCGTTAATATAGTAGAACCCGTTTGTGTGCAGTTTAGGACCAACCGACTCGCGCAGCACAATCCCCGTACCTACTTCAACCTGATTATCGCCCTCGTTAAACGCAAGTTGCCCCTCTGATACAATAGGCTCTACTGTAGGCGTTGCAAGCTGGTATACGAGTTGGTACGGTGTATACCCTGCATATGCCTGTTGTGGTGCGGATTGGGTAAAGTTAGGCGCACCGACACGTTGAACCCAATATTTAGTGCCTGTACCGTTCCACGTTGCTGTGGTAGCCGCCTGCGCTTGGGCTGGCGTGATGGTATTAGCGTCATAAGCTTTGTAGCCGTAGAAATAGGCTTTGATGTCGTTCTGGTCTGGTTGGTACCCGTCTGCCCATCCACTATCCGCAACGGGTATTGATAGATATAACCCGTCAGCGGCTAAAAACGATTGATCCGCATCTGTCCACGGGTAGGCATGTGCGATTAATTTGCCGTCATACTTTACAACTCTTTCGCTGTCCGTCTTTGGGTTGGGCAAAGGTAAAGTTACCTGTTTATTGCCTGCCTTGGTGTCCTTGTACGCCCAAGCTTGATTACCATCCAGCGTCAAGCCATTCCAACTCTTAGACTTGAAGTATTGTCCGTCACGCTCAAACACTGTATCCGCATTAGCCCCTGTAACTGGATCGGCATACAGGTCTGTTTGCAATGCCAACATGGAGTCCTCGCGAGGTTTGAAGGGTTTAGCTGTGCTGCCGATGTTGAGCATTATGTTTTCAAACACAAACGTCCCTGTAGCACCCTCAGCGTTATTGTTCTGCAACTCAATCCCCATTCGGTAACAATTGTTCGGCGTTGTTATGCTGGTATTAAAAAGATCGCTTATAAATGTTCCGTTGGCATCGTAAAAACTCACCCTCACATACGTGCCAAGCGGTATGGTGCCGGAAATTTTATAACTCATTCCTGGTACACAAGGTAACGCCACAGATGAAGCTTGGTTTCCCGTTGTAGCCTTTAGTTGCAGCTTGTTAGGCCCCAAAACTACCGCATTAGCGTGTAAAACCCATTCATAGAAGCTTGGCAACAGGTTTTCCCCGTACCGTATCACATATGGATTACGTACAGGCATTACACTGTCTACGTAAGGCCATTTAGCGGCTGCTTGAGCTGGTGTATAACTTGCGGCTGCTGCATAATCTGCATCACTGACCTCATAGACGCGCACGCTGTCCATATTAAACGTATTACCAGATGCACCCGTTCCCGTGATCGTAACAATGTGAAAAAAGTCCGTCGCGGCGAACCGCACAACAGATGGCGCAAAAGCAGAGGCTGATGTTACCTCATTACCTGCAGCTCCAGCAATCCCGTTTATGGATATGGCCACCTTGCTGGTATTTCCGTTTTTAACATCGCCCACAGCTATATACTTTTTCCCCGGCGTAGTTAAAAAGCTTGCTGAAGCTGTAGCGGGCACAGAACCAAGCGTAAGTTTGAATGAGCTGGCCCCGCTGGTTTTATTAGCGGTATCAACTGCTATAGTCGTATTAGACGACCACAGCCCCACGCTTTCGCAACTCCCCATCCGCCCGAGCAGATTCACCATCATCCGGCCTGTCAAACCAGAAAGCTGGAATAAGGCTGACTTGGAAGTATTGATGATCTGCACGCCCGGCTGAAGCGTTACACCCTGACGAGATATAGTATTAAGGCGTTCTTTAACCTCATCCATACCACCAGCAAAACCGTCTATCTTCTCCCAGTTATCATTCATCATCGTTTCAACGTCGAAAAAATCATTCCCGTCTGCCACCGGGTCCTTCATGTATAGGCTCAAATTAGGTGTATTACTAGCCAATCCGCACACCTCCTGCAAATTTGTTTAATTGAGTGTTATTAATTTCATTGATCTTCATCACATGGTGTATCTCACGTATAACAAGGTACCTGAACTGATACCGCACTTCTAAGTGTGCTGGCTTGATCTCTTCTATAGCATCTTTTAAGTCTTGGAGATTTGGCGGCAATCCTAGTGTCCCGATAAACCTGATCACAAAATAGTATTCAGACGGAAAAACAGTAACATCAACCTCTCCGCGATCATAGCTATCTGCCACATTTTTGATCATGCTCGCAGACACCTTGCCGCTCCCGCGCATCTTAGAGATAACCACGCTCCGCCGCTGCTCAATTGGCTTAGAGGGCATGGAAATTATTTTAAGATCCTTTTCCCAAAACTTAATGCCCCATGTCGCAGTCTCCGGGTGAAACTGGCGGAATGTATCCACTATTGCAGCATCCAAATTATCAAACTCAATATCTTCCGACTGCATTATTTCTACGAATTCTTGAATTTCCTCATAATAGTCCGGCAAGTATGACATTAGTTTTTTAGACATGCACATCCACCGTCCCGAGCACGGCAACCGAATCTAACGGAACCTGAATGTTGCTGGTTACGCCGTTAATGGTTAAATCAAAATAGTCGATAACAGGCGGCACGTCCAAGATAAAGTTGGCGATCCGCGTAATACGCACCAATGTGTCGGTATCGTTAAAAGCTAATCCCTCCAGATACTTTGAAATGCTGGCTTCCAACTGCTCTTTTACATCATCCGTAGTCGCATCCCTTGCGAGTTGAACCCGCACACTGACGTTAATAGGCACTTCGCCAGCTCCCACAACCGTAACCACTGGTCCGATTGGAGCGGCCCCCTCGCCGTGTCCATCCTGTGTTGGATCTATATAGTCTTGCGCAGCTTGAACTACTGCTGCCGATGGAGCGCGTTTTTCATTATTCAAAATAACTACCTTTACCGTGCCATTACCATTCCACAAAGGAAATACTTTCGCATCGCCTACGCCCGGCACTTCCCTAGCCCAGTTAACATATTGGTTCTTATTTGCGCTGGTGATAGCCTTAGTTACTCTGTCTTGGTACCGATCAAATAGAGCTGGGCCCGTTTCTGTATCCTCGCCGGAAACAAGTAGATCTACCAATTCCGCCTTGGCCAACCCGTTAATAAAGTCAATCGGTAACAGTGAACCCGAAAACTGATTACCTATTACACCAGCCGTTTCGCATTCCACAGCAAACTGGCCGACACCCAATTTACTGAGTACGACATAGTTTAGATCCTCAATGCTGTAGCGGCTGCCAATAGGCACATCCATGAGAACCCCTTGGCTGTCGTAAAACTTTCCTCGCCAATGTGCTTTGGTCGCTTCTTTACGAGTTATACCGGACCATGCCACAGCCGAGTCCAAATATTCCTCATTATCTGCGTTCGGGAATATCAGGCTTATACTCGTATCCAATTCCACATACATTTGCGCTAATTCGGAAGCAGCTGGGGCCAACGCATCATATATAACACTGCCCTCCCGTTTATCCATACTGTCCGGTATACGGGCTAGCATGCGCTCTAAGATGTTGTCAAAAGTTTGAGTCTCATACAATGCCGCTCACCCCCGTTTCGTTCCTGAAATTACCTTGCGTAGTCACGACTTCGAATTCTGCCAGTACGTCCGATCCTGTAAAGGTAAATTGAAAATCCCTCACATCTGTAATCCGGTCATCCGCCAGCAAAGCCTCACGCACTAATCGCTTAAGCTCAGTCTGCACAAATAACCGGCTCTGCCCTTGCAGCCGGTCTACTTCTGCCCCGTAATCGTCGGAGTATATGAGATTTTCATATCGCAGTGTTTGAAGTATCTTATACACCACTTGCCGCATAGCCTCCAGACCGTCCACAATGCCGCGTGCGCGTCCATTTGTGAAGTCTAAGGCATATGTCTTGGTGGGCATTTCCTCTTCCTCAATCTCTTCGTCAACTATGCTACCACCCTCAGGAATCATGCGTTCACCAACTTATCTATAACGGCAAATTGTTGGCCGCCCTTCATTCGCTGCAACAGCACTGCGTCCCCCATTTTCAAACCTTCGCGGATCACTAGCACATCCGGCAACGCTGTTTGAGTGTTCTTGGTAGCCGTTTCAGAAGGAGTCTCGTCTTTGTATACATGACTGTGTGTGAGACTAACCACATACCGCTTTACACGCTCCGTGACAAGTAATAAATCTGCGTCCAACACCAGCCGTTGATCAACAGTAATTTCAAGCGGATCTACTCCCGTCACCTGTCCTACCATACTTTCGCTTGGTTTGGATGCTTCTATACTGCCTAAAGCTATATCCCGCAGTTGTTTAATCATTAGTTAGATCACCTTCAATTCGAGTGACATGGTATGTTCCATTCCTGAAAATTTATGTGTGCATGAATCTACCAAGTAAACTTGGCTTACCTTCAAATCGTCGATGAAGACAGGCACATAACACCCCGCCCGGATGCTCAAGTCTCCCATAGCATCTATGCTTAAGCTTTTGCTTTCTCTGTTGTGTAAGGTGAGCAAGTTTTGCGCCTTTTGTTTTATTTGAGCAGCATTCATCTTCTCGTCTACTTTGTCATAGAGTTGAAGCTTACCCCACTTTTTAATATTGTTACCGTCTTGGTAAACGTAGGCATCGCGCTTACCTGACTCTTTATTGTCCTGCACCAGCTTTACATAGTTGTACGTTTCGCTGTCTATGGACCGTTTAAGCGCGTATCCGGTCATTAAACTGCCGTCACCCACCGAAACAGATACAAGCATGTCAGCGGCTCGTTTAAGGGCTAGAGCGCCAAAGTCGTCGTAGAAAACATAGATGGTTCCGGTAGACATTAGTGTTTGGTCTATGGCCTTGTAGATAATATCCAATAGCTTTTGATTGTCCTCTACCATGGCTGGGATTTTATATCCCGTGTCAGCTATCATTCCGGTTTTCAGCTTAAAATCCTCTGCAATTCGTTTTATCACCGCGCCAGCCGTCAGGTTTTTAAATACATAAGTGTCGTTTGCATTCAGATAACGGATCTGATCATAAGCAGTAATTTTCATGTCGGATTTCTCCGACTGCTCCACCGAAAACACATAGCCGTAGAATATCTTGTATTTACCTTTGGTAATCCGGACGATATCCCCATTCTGGACTTTAAACTTCTTGTTTTGATATATTCCATCTTTAACAAGCGTGATATCTACGCTGCCCGGGCTCCCAGTGCGTTCGGTCTTCCAAGCAAGCTCAGACACCAGCCCGGCGGCGTTTTCTTTGCCTGCCATCGCTTCGCCGGACACCTGCCACACGTTTCCGTCTCGATTGTCTATGAATATATCCATGCCATCACCCCGGCAGTCTTAGCACTTGTCCAACCTTTAGCCGTTTGGCCTGTGCATTTGTAATTTTGTTGAGTGTCTGAATCTCTTTGTAACGGGACCCGTCACCTAAGTTCTTTTTGGCAATAATCCAAAGCGTGTCGCCTGCCTTGACCTTAACCGACTTGGGTTTAACCTTCTCATTAGGACGCTTGGCCTTCGCCTTTGTGGTCGTGGTCTTTTTTGCGCCTGTCTTGGTTGTGGTTTGCTTAACCTTGGCCTGCACCGCATTGTAAAAAACGTATTTCCTGAAAGATATCGTGTACTCAATGTCCGAAGTACCAGCCACTGGCTTCCATTCAAACTCTTCTATTGTGACTGGCATGTTTATAGCAATTTCCTGCGGACTCTTTTGCGCGCCCGACTCAAAGCTGATCGCAGAATAAATAAAGCGGATGGGCCGCTTGGTGTCCATCCACTTATCTATTAAAGCAATATATTCAGGTATAGGCCTCAATTCGTCCCCGTTAACAAAGGGGTACGCCTGACCGGGAAAGAAACTGTCAAACGATATTTCCGTCAGCTTTCGCGATTGAATTGCGTTAATCTCGCCCCCGTCCACGATTTTAAATGTGGAACCGTCTCCAGCCTCTTTGATGCTCATTTCAGGGGGATTGACTGGAATTCGAAATGCTTCTTCCCCGTTGTTGTAGCTTAGTAGTATGGCGTGTTCCATTAGGTGTACACCCCCTGTGCCGTAGAAACAAACTGTTCTTCCAGATGATCACCAATCTTTTTGATGATTGTATCTACATCAGCCCCATTGTTTATATCGCCCGTCTTGACTTGCACTGTAGGCGTAAGAGTAACAAAGTTCTGTATAGACTTCATTTCTGCGATATCCCGCATGACCTTGAGGTCTTCGCTTGAGATATCTACCTTGTCTTCGATCTTGCCTACTTTGCCCACTTTACCAACCTTGCCAACATCGCCAGCGCCGTTTGGCTTTGCTGCCTTAGGAGCTTTATAAGGCTGGGCAGTTCCTTTAAGAGAAAAATTGCTTACGGATTTAGTAAGGTCGTTAGCCATCGACTTACCATTATTGAATGCTTTGAGAACATCCATTGATTGCATACGGTACTTGCTAAAGTCCATAACATCTTTATCCGAAGTCGGCTTTTGCGGACCATCTGCCATCTTCATGTACTGGATCGCAGAAATGGTAGAACCGGTAATCGAATTTGTTTTTTCGATCAGCCAGTTTAAGCCATCGACCATCTTGTTTATCAGATCTACGAAATACTTACCGATATCATTCCACAGGTCATAAAACAGCTTTTTGATTGCGTAAACCGGGTCGATAAAAATATTTGCGAAGAACTCCACGAAATCTAAAATTACATTCCAGAATCCAGCAATCCAGTTGTTTAGTTGGGCAAACATTGCATAAAACACCCCCACAACAAAAGCCACAACTTCCCCGGTGGATATCCCGAATTTATTCAGTACCGTTATAATACCAATGATAGCAGCCACAATTAGAGCTAATGGCCAAACGGCTATAATCCAATCTATCGCAAACCCAACAGCTACAGCGGCAGCTACAACGCCTAAAACTAATAACGTGTTTTTCACCAGATCCCAGTTGTTCACAAGAAATTGAACTACGCTTGTTGTTGCTGTTGCAATCATGGACATTCCAGCTTGAATACTGCCGAAAAATTGATCAAACTTACCGCTTTGGAAACCGTTGTTTATCATATCGAACAATGGTTCAAAGGCTTTTAATGCCTGCATCCCTGCCTTAGATAGGCTAAACTCAAAAGTGTTTACTGCCTTCTTCCATTTTGCAGCTGGAGATTCTAACATTTTGTCAAATGCCTTTTGCGTTAAATTCTGTTGGTTAAGGAGCTTATCCATTCCCTTTATGAATTCATCAATATTTCCTGCCTTACCAGCCTTCAACGCATCACTTGACCTAATGGTACTCCTCCCTATGTCGAACCTTTCCACGATGGAAGTGTAATCCCCCGAAAGGAGTTCCTTCATACTAAAAGCTGCCCCTTCTAAACCTTCAGCAGGATTTAACTTCGCAAGCCGCATAGAAAGCATATTCAACTTTGTTAACTGTTGAGGGTCCATAGTGTTAGACATAAACTTCATCGTTCCTGACAATGCTTCATTTACATCTTGCCCAGCCTTTAATGCTTGTTTAGTAATCGAATCATAAATAGCATTCCCTAGATTCAGATCACCAGCTCGAGAGGAAAATGTGTCAATAAATGATTGTTGATCCATCGCCCCGCTCATAACCTTTTCAAATAGGGCCTTTGCCGCTGCAATAGAAACGTAAACGGCTGCAATGTTTCTGAGGTTGCTCAACATACTCTCGGAAGCCCGTCCGCCCTCACGCAAACGTCGATTCAGTCTTTCTTGTAATTGGTTTATCTTCTGTTCCAAAGCTTCTATCCGTGCTAATGCGGCTTGTAACGATGCTGCGTTTGCGCCGCTGCTTGTTCTCAGTTGCCGAACAACACGAATGAGCCTCAATACAAGCATTTGCAGATTGCCAAACATTGCTTGTAACGATGCTGGTAATTGTATCCGTATTCTGGCTTGGATATTCCGCAGTTGGCTGTCAATTTGTTGCCGAATGTGCCGCGCCTGCGCTATTGCATCAGCAGCGTTGATTGTTATATTTACAACCGAAGCTGTAAACATCCCACGAATTCGGTCGCGAATAACAGTAATTTCGCGCAAAATATCAGCCGAGTTCACCACAATATTGACAACAGATCCTGAGCCCATTTGCCTTATGTGGTTACGCACGACTTCCAGCTCTCGAATTGCATTGGCTGCATCAATATTGATTCGCACATTCCCATCGGATAAAGATTGCAGTCTTCGTTGTACAGTATTCAACTCACTAACTGCATTAGCCGCGTTTACGTTTATTTGAATATTAGCACGGGCAGCCGTTTGCAACCGTTCCATTTGCCGTGTTGTATTTTGAAGAGCCTGATTGACTGCATTTAGTTTGTTTGAAAAGTTATCATATAATTGGAGCGTCGATTGAACAGTAGCCATTTTCCCTCCTTTCCAAAAAAAAGGCACAAAAAAAGCACCCTATTTGGATGCTTTACCTGTACTTTGTTTTTTAGGATTTACTATTTTTTCAACTACATTGATTTCCTGTAAACCTGCCTTCACTCCTACTAAATACAAAGGAGAATTTTCTCGATATTCAGCTAATTCACTTGTTTTACCATCATCCAAGTATTCAAGTAACGATGCCAGCGCAGAGTCTTTCATAGCTACTCCATCCAAAATCTTTGATTTTCCTTCCGTTAAATGAGCTCCAAGTTTCTCGGGAAATCTTTCGTCAAACTTCATTGCTATTAAATTTGATCTATGTTGATTAATTATATCCCGATACTCTTTAACGTTTTCGTAAGCTTCGACTTGACTAAACGAACCAGATGAATAAGCTTTAACGAATTCATTGAAATTCGCTTCACTCTCAATCATTTGTGTAGTTTCACTGAGAACTTGCTTTTTAAACGAATCAAACTCCTTCTTTATTTGAGCGGATTCTGTCATGGGTTTTACAGATTCTTTGCCGCTCTCTGAACCTTTTGTGATTCCAACAATGATAACCAAAGGAATTCCTATTATCAATATGATTGCGAGAAGAACCAATTGGCTTTTATGACGTTTCTTTCTTTTTTCCATCTTGTATTCTTTTTTCGATTCTTGCCACTCGCCGTAATTAGACATAATGACCCTCCTGAGTGGGTATATTTTACCATTATTCTATCAACCCGCTCAGGAAGAGTAAATCATTTATTTAGTCTCGCCGCTTCTTTTTTCTCATTTTCGATACGTTCCTTAATCATTTGATATATGACTCCACGCTCAGTGACAGACATTTTCATCAAGTCCTGGGGCAATATACGTAATTTGTGGAGGGCATAATATGCGAAGTTTGCATCCGCATCGCCCTCCTCCATTAGTTTTTTGTTTCATCCATAACCTTGTTGATATCTTGATCGTAACCGTTAAGCTCCTGCACCTTTTCTAACAAAGTAGCGAACTCACCGGACAAAAGCATTTTATTGAGTAAATTGTCTGCCCCAACAACACCATAGTTCTCTTGCAGTTCTGCATCTTTCAGGTTAGGATACACAACGCTTTCCAAAACTAGCTTTGTGGTATAATCGTCCGGGTCAATTTCAGGAATCTTCATTCCCCCTTTGCCCTTCTCTGTTTTTGTAGCAGACTTTCTAATGGATTTGTTCCGCTCTTCTGAAATACCTTGGATCTTCCACAGAATAGGTTTGCCGTCTTCATCTTTAAATCTCTCAGAAACAACAACCTCTTCTGTAATATCAACTGAAGAATTTTCTTTAAAGAATGCGCTAAATTGACTCATTATTTATATCCCCTTAATTTAGATTATTTTAGTTACCACCCAAAACAGGTTTTGTGAAACTGTCTTGCAATCCTACCCCGGAAAAAGTAAAGTCCAAATCTTCGTCCAACAATTGAGATTCAGTATCCAACTTAGCAATAATAATGCTGCTTATATTGACATTCTTGAGCGTCACGGTTTGTTTGCCGATCGAGGAAGTCGGGTCTTCATTGACCGCAACCAGATCAAAATAGGTATCTTTTCCTGTGGTCACATAATCCAGCATCATTTGTCTGAACAACGAGGTCACATAGTAAAAAGTCATTGACCCCGTTCCCTTCCAACCATTGGCTTTATTCTGATCCCCCAGATATCCCAATACTTTTACTTCTGTCATGTTTTTCTCGATCTTTGCCTCGAATTTCTTGCAGTAGGCCATCTCTTCCACACTACCGTTTATGGTGGCGTACAATCGACCCTGCTGGCCGGAAATAGTATCCTTAGCTTGCAACCACTGTGTCATATTATCTCGCCCTCACTAACTGATAGATTTTTTCGATACTGTCTACTGGTTTAACGTAATACTCAGCGTAAATAGCATCTTTGTCTGTACCAGGCACGATCGTTACGTCCGTCTGAGGATTAAACTCCTCAATAGCACTGATTTGTTGATTAAGTTCGAACAAATTGATAGCTTCTTTTTTGACGAGATTACGTCCGTCAACGTTGTTATCAACTTTGCCGATGTATGACTTTTCAAAGACTCGTTGTAAATCAGTCTTGATCCCATCCAATGTACGAACGACTCTATTTTTGCGAAAGTCTTTATTCTTTTTAGGCGTAAAGCTGCGGAACGTGTTGATATCCTGCTGTACTTTGGCCTTGCCGCCTTTATAGATAAAGAAGAATTGACCACTTTGCACACCTGCGATTGCTTCACGGTTCGTGAACCTCACATCTACATCTACTGCATCGTCGTAGTCAGCATAAGTAAGTGATTCGTTAACGTTAGCCGCGGCTGTTGCAGCTGCGACCCAAGCAACTGCTTTAACCTTATCGATCACCGTACCGTCCGAAAGAATAACGCCGTTCGTGACGTTTATTACTCCTTCGCTGTCGGCCGCACTGTAGTTTGGTAGTACCACTTGTACATTTTTGCCCTCGTCATTCCGCAGGCGATTAACGTAAGTGGTGTACAAAGGTTTCAACGTTGCATCATCGTATGGTACTCCAACGGTGTTGAAATCTTGGGTCTCAATGGCTGCCATATAATCGGAATGATCAGCGTTGGTTACAGTGCCATTTGCCCCGCCAGCTAATGGAGCTCCCGCCGTGGCTGCCAACGTTTTGTCAGTAGCAGATGCTTTGAATGTCACCCACTCGTTCGGAACCAGCCCGTCAATGTTGGTAACCTTTTGAGTATTCATCTCTCGGCCCTCAACCAGGGTGCGAACGTTGAAGCTAGAAGGCGTATCAATGTCAGCCTGAATTACAATGGAAATATCATTGCCTCTCACGCCTCCATACTTCGCTGTAGCAACAAGATTGCCACTTGTGACTGTAGCCTTTGTTCCTTCGTTTAATCGGTACACCAACAGCGTCTTGGCGCGCTTAAGAGCCTCCTTAACCAGCAGGAGGCTTGTATCTGTAATGTCGTATCCCAACGCTTTTGCGATATCATCACCAGCATCAATGGTAATGATTTGTTTTGCTGGCCCCCAGCTTAATGTCAACGGCAAGGTGACGACACCGCGATCACTCAATGTACCTAGCGGTTTAGGCTCGGAAACGACGTTGGTATATACGCCAGGTAGATCCTGGTTCTGTGTAACCCATGTACCGGCCATTATTTAACCTCCTTCTTTAACCATTCAGCGAGAACGCGTCTAGCTTCACTAATGGTGTAATCCTGGTCATCCGCTAGAAGGACGTTCAGTGTATCTTTTTCAATCTGTGTAAACTGATGAGATTCTTGAAATTGTACTTTGGCAAAACGGGGTTCTACCGAAGCTGCAGACGTTGCCGTCTCTTTCTTCGTAGGTGCCACAACAGGCGTTGCCCCGGTTTCTGTTTCTTGGTTATCAGTATCAGCCACGTATACCAGCCTCCTGTTTTAAAGTCCTCATTTTTGTTTCTGGTCCCTTTGGACGCATTAAATGGACATTCACATCCAGGAAGAAATGCAGCACATCATCGACGATTTGGTGTTTCAACCCCACCGCTCTGTACAAGCTACCTTCCCATTGGATGTACTCCAATTCCTCATAAAGCCGATAAGCTACTGCTTCGCATTCACGGCGCTTCTCCGGGTTGTCTGGGTCTGGGAAATAGTGAATGTCGAAACTATTAGTCCGCATGTAGCGGCGGCCTAACTCTCGTGCCTGTGCGCCGTCTATGAGCAGCACAAAAAAGCACGGTTCATGAAAACCCTGCTCAATTCTTTCGTCGTACACCGGGGCACCAGTTTGAAAGGTGCTCAGGTACTTCAATATTCCGTTTTTTACATCTTCCATTGCATCACCTCAAATGGTCTTCCATAAAGCGTCTAAGCTTACGGTCCATGAGCGCAGGCAATTCGCGTTCAAGTTCCCTTTCGGAAATGGTGAGCATGAATCTGCCTTCCACCCAGCCCGTGTGTAACCGGGTGCGGTGTCCATATTCCACATAAGGCGCATATTCGATAGGGTTAAACAATTCGATACTGTAACCCCCTCCTACGCGCTCTACAGGCCCTAGTTGCCAGTTACGCCGGAGCATCCCCGTATCTACGGGAGTCCTCGCCACCGTTTTAGCTAAAAGCCTGCTGGCAAGTTCTCTTACGCAGTTCTCGACGAACTGTGGGTAATCAGCTTGCATCTTTCGCAGGCTCTTGCCCAGCTGCTCAAACTCTGAAAAATCAAATTCAGCAAAGCTCATGCCTTACCAACCCGCTTCATTTTGATTTCTTGATGTGTTGGGTATATGAAAGGTTCGCCTGACTGCTGAAACTCATAGCTCATGCCGTCCTGCGTCACATAAATGCGGCTTCCAGACGGGATAACAATGTCAGGTGCAATGAATAGTTTCCCATCATAGGCAACATCATTGTTCGTGTCCGTTTGGGCCGCACTTGGCAATGAAGCTTGAGACAATGCACACGGCTGGTTGTCTAATATAACGCCTTTGCGCGGTCGCTCAGTGCCTGTTACCGGGTCTTTGTAGGTTATCTGTCCTTCTACCTGACAAACGCCTGTGTAGGTCATTTCAAGCAGCTTGCGTTCAGTTGTTGGATTGCCCAGTTGCATGCTACCACCTCAATCTGCGGAAGGCATTTAGCTGTGCGCCATATGCCTTAATAAAAGCTGTACCCTCAACGCCCTGCTTAGCATCCGCAAAGAATGTGAATTGCACGTCACCACGCTTGATGCTCTGGACGTTCTTCTCACCCTCGCCAGCTGCAGCCGGAGCTACAAACTGGTTAAGGTAATAGTCCTTAGCAATCAACAGCACTGTGTTTTCCAACTGCTCTGGGATATCAGAGCAGTTGCAGTAGTTTTTGATACCGTCAATCGTAAAGTTGAGGGCAAAAGACAACTGCACATCCTTATCTGTTTCGGTGACTGGAAGTCCAAGCAGAACCTTTAGCTTGGCGAGTAAGGCTTCAAGACGCTTCGGGTCCATATTACTCACCAGCCTATTCGGTTTTATTTGCGGTGTCCGCTTCGGCTTTATTTGCGCTGTCCGTTTTCTTTGCTGGTGTTACTTCTTCAAGTACGCCTTTTTCAACTAGCTTGGCTCCATACTTATCGTCAAGATCGATTTCACCAGAATTCACAATAACCCCGGCTTGGATCACCGGGGATAGTACCTTATATTTTTGTTTTGCCATGATATAAGTTCCTCCTATTAAACCGACAAGCGGTAGATTTGGGACGGTTTTTGTACAGCTACGAAAGCAGATTCACCAACGTATACTTCTTCACTTGGCGGTGGACCCTCTTTTACGATAGGCAGTACATAGATTCCTGGTTCAAAGTTCTTTTCAATTGTTGGACCTTGTACAGTGATGATAGGTTGTTCGCCTAACAGCGCCACCGTACGAGCTTCCAGCAACCGCGTTGGTGCCGCACCTTCCAAGGAAACCACATCGTCGTTAACACGGATCGTAATTGGAGCGTCAGCGATTTGTGTAATGATTCCTTGTACTTGCTCCCGCGTAGGAAGCATAGCGCTGTTAACGCCGAACAACGCGCCTCTTGTCTGAGCATTGAGAGTCAGATCAAGCATAACGTCACCCGAAATGTCGATATACCGCGGCGCTTGGCCTGCGTTAGCGTCTTTGTATGCCTTAATAGCCACTCGTAAATCATCCAGCGGCGTAGAAGCGGCGCGATCCGACCACAGAACTGTTGGAGTTACCTTTGCGCTCAGCCCAAAACCAACGTTAATCTGCACATCGTTTTTGTTATAGACGATAACACCGTTATAAACGGCCTGCGCTCTCAACCATTCCTCTGTATCGTTCACGCCCTCGATTAGGCGGTCAGTTTGATCATAGATGCGTTGAATTGCCCGTTGGCGCTCGTTATCCACACGTGGATTCGTGAATTTAAGCTGTTCACGCTCATCCAAACGGAATCCGTGCTGAATCTTTGCCACCTCTTGAGTAAGTGTTTTCAGACCTTGCTTGTCACGCAATGGAGCACCAGAGTTCCAGCCAGTGATAGATGCGCTTGGCGCGTACGTTTGTGTAAATACGTCATAGCTAAAATCAAGGTCGTACGTTGTATCCATGGCACTGACAGCCTTAAGCAAATATTGCCGCGCTAGTACCCGATTTTCGACGTACCCCATGAATTCCGGTTGTTTAAATTGATCCAATGAAAGAATACCCATTTATATATTCCCCTTCCCTTATCCCCGTTTTAGTAGTAGCGGTAACGTCCGCCTGCCGCTGTTTTAAATGCTGCTGTAACGCCTGTGAGTTTGCTTTCCACAACCAAAGCTTCTGCCCATGCACCTACGATGACGTTTTGCGTGGTTGCATCACCTGTGAATACGTCATGTGACGTGAGATAAACCTTACCTGTGTCTGCGTCTGCAAAAGGTTTAGCCAGCCCGTTAGCTTGGATGCTGACTGCTGTACCGGCTGGAACAAGTGTGTTTACAGCAAACTTTGTGCCATCCAATGTAACCCCACCGATTTTTTCAATGGAGCCCTTTACGACATAAAGGATTTCCTTTTGTGATCCATACTCTTTAACTCGTGGATTCAAATTCATTATTTTTCACTCCCATTTCTTTGCTCGGCAATAGACTTGCCTGCGTCATAGCCCTTCAATGGTGCTGGTGGGTTGCCTGCTCCTGCACCTTCTGCTGGTTTAGCACCTTTGAAAGTCGGTTGCGTATTGCCTTCCTCTTTTGGCACAAATAAAAAACCATCGCTTTCGCGAAGGCCTGTGAGTTGGTCGTCCAAACCGCTTTTTATAGCGCCATTGTCGTCCAATTCGATTTTTGTTTTGTCCAGTAGCTTCGCTACAATATCAGCGTTATGAACCTGACCACTCAAAGCCATCTTAAGTGCTGTGTTCAAGCGCAGTTCCTTCATATCAGCTTCGTACTTCTCGGTAGCGGCTTTATTGTCCGTCTGAAGCTTCGTAATCTGATCTTGTAGCGCTGGCACATCCCCTGCGGCCTTCTGCAAATCAGCCAACTGCTTATCCCGGTCCTTCAGATCCGTTTCGAGTCGTTTCTTGGTATTGTTCACTTCATCGAATTTATCTTTAGGGAACCAGTTGCCATCATTTACGACCGCTAGTTTCTTATCACCAGCCTTTTCAACAACTTGGTTATACAAATCTTCTCCAAGTAATTCTTTCAAATCCATCAGTAACACCCCTAATTAGTTTTTATGACGTGTAACCCACCACGCATAGGATACGTTCAGTCAGCCCCGAACCTTTAAAGAGGGCGGTACCCAGTTTATAGCCATATGGCAGGGCAAAATAAAAAGCCTGCTGCAACTAAATGTGCAATCAGGCTTTAATCCTTACTATTTTGTTTTTCAAATGGCTCTTTGACTTGCCTTAGCATGTCAGCAGCTATTTCTTCAGGCGTTTTAGTAAAATCCAACTTTAGCGGCGTATCATCGATTAAACCGATAGTCCGCTTTGGCTGCTTGGAAGTCTTCGACATACGTCCACCCCAGTTTCTTAATTATTAACTGTAGCCATAGATAATCCATATACTCATTCTTGGCTGTTTCTGACATTGTAGCATAGTTCTCGCTGCTTTGTAACTGCTCAAGAGCGGTCAATGCGGTAGATTCCAGCACATTATTAAACACAAGCAGATCGGAGGATTTACCATTAGATGATACTCCACTTACTCCACCATCATGCCCAACTGCAAGCAGGCTAGATATAGCCGGATAAATCGCCATGTTGCGTATATCCTTAACGTTAACCCTTGTTCCTCTTGGATGATTGTGAGTAAGGATTACGCTATTCGGCGGCGCTTTGACAAGTGATTCATGTATCTCAGGAGTAAATGTGACTTTGTTTATGATACCGTCAGCTCTGCCAATTTTTTTGCCTGCTGTCTGATCCATAATAACCATGATTTCTTTGCCAGCTTTGTGACCTTCCCGAGCTAGGCTACGGTTAACCTCAGCTAACTTTTCTAATACCGGTTCGGATACGCTTGGCAGATCAACATGGTAAGAAGCTTTAGGATTGTATTTCCGGTTAAAGCTGCCTCCAGGTTCTTCAACCTCAGGATCAGGCACGTTGCTTTCTGTGGGTTCATTCGGTGTGTTTGGCTTAACATACTCCTTTTCCCACTGCTCATAGGTAATGTCACCGGGTACCGCTTGGTTCTTTCCATCTTCATCCCGAGCTATTCGCTCCTGAACATTGTCCTCGTAATAAGGAATCGTCGTTGAACGACAATAGGCATGCAACGGCGGGTAATTGACACCTACCTCAGCCTCTGAAACCGCAAATACCTCTCCATCCATGTGCCGGCAGATACTTGATGTGCGTTTATCCAGGGTAGCCGTAAACTTATATTGCTCTACGCCCAGTTCCTTATAGGCATCCATACGGGATTGACCGGCAAAGTAGGCGGATTCCGTTTGGATAATACGCGCAGCTGCTGAACGGGAAACTCCCATACGGTCAGACAGCGCGTTAATCATCTTGTCCGGTGTATCGCCGCGTATCATTCCTTGAGTCAGTACGGTTTGAAGCTCATGCACCAGCTTGTCCCGGTCTTTCCAGATACGAGCGCTAAAATTAGATCCATCGGCTGCCCAAGGCTTCGATAAGACCGCCTCAATCTGCCGTTTGTCCAGTTTGGAGAATGTAGCACCTAGCCCTGTGCCTTTATGGAGCTCGAAGATGGAATGATAGTACCCATCCTTGTATATGTCGCCCATAAGCTCTTTAGCGCCTGCCTGACGCTTTCCAGTCAATACCTCGACATGTTGCCGCATCTGTAACTTTAGAGCCTCAAGACGAGTCATACGGACTCTGATGGATGCATTCTCTAACTCTTTCATCCAACGCTGATCGACCGCATTCTCACGGCCTGCCTTAATGTAGTCCTCAACAGTCCATTTGAACTCTTTGAGCTCGCCAGCTTTGAGCACTTGCCGCGCTTCAGCTAGGCCCATTTCGTTATTCTTAGCAAACCGTTGATGAAACGCGTCAATATCCTTTTGAATGGCTGCGTTAGCCTTGGCATACTCTATCTCCATTTTACGGACATAAGCATCACCCTTGCTTAGCTGCGCCTCATTGAGGGCATCCATACGGCCTGACCAGTATTCCTCGGACTTCATGACTGTTCATCCTGTTTCGGGTCTGTCTCAGGAGGATTGCCGCCCGTACCGCCATAAGGCTGGTCTTGCACTGTTTTTAAGGCCTCGGCAGATTCTTTCCTTTTGCGCTCTTCTTCGGCTTGAACATCAGTGACCCAAGGATGATTTGCCAAGTTAGTTTCATCGGACAGTATGCCTACGCTGTTTTTGACATTCTCAACCGCTTCAGTCTCATTGATCATAACGTCCCGGTTAAGAATGAAATCAACGTCATAACTGGAGTAGTCAACCTTTGTTGTGTTATACAGATGTTGATCTACGAACCAAAGGAGTTGTTCCAGCGAGGCTTGAAATTCTGCCTCAATCGTATTCGCATCTAAATCTAAATCCTGATAGAGTGAGCGAAGGGCTATGCCGGATGGATTGTTACCAAACTTGTCCGTTTGCGTGTCAACGCCGCGTCCAAACTCGTATATACTCTTACGCAATTCAGCGATATGGTTGCTTAGAGCCGTTGTGTCGATGTCGATTCCTATAGTATCAATTCCACCGTCCCCATCAACCCTAACCATACGTAGTTGAGCTAAGTTCCGCCTTGCATCTTCCAACTTTCCGCCACCGTAATTCTTCAGCACAATAATGCTGCTCGGCATATCCTCGATATTGTCCGCATTCTCCGACATCCGCAAATCATAATCATCCACCAAGGTTTTGATCATTTCTATAAGCGGTTGTTCTTCGTCATTATACTTAAACGCTACAAAAGGCGGGCGTTCCCAATTAAGAAGCATTTCCTTACCGTTTACTATGGCTGTAAAGTGAGATTCCACTTCTCCTATCGGACTCAAATCATTTGAACCTAGCTTGTCTTGAGAGAAGCGCATGACTCCTTTTGAATCCCAAAACTCAACTATTGTAATGGTCTTCTTGGTTTTAGCTTCGTAATAGATCACATCATAGAATCGAATGACTGCATCCAACTCTGTATGCGCTGAATCTTTCCAAAGCGGGACAATTTCCTCACTCGGAATGCTCTTGAAGGCAAGTTCTTCAGTCTCGGTGTAATAAACCTGTAGCCAGGCTATCCCCTTATTGATTGCATTCTTGCCAACGTTCTTAAGTGTACGCTGAAAGTCTTTGCCGAAGTATTCACTAAGACGTTTCTTGTATTCATCTGGACCGTCAGTTTGTATGCTAAATGGTTTGGAAAGCAGATACCCTGTTTTCTGATCTACGAGTTTGCGAACAAATCCATGTATTAGCTTATTGTTAGCTAGATTATGAACTTCTTGCCTTACCCCGCCTTCGCCAACAACAGTACGCTTCTTCTCAAGTATTTTCGTCTTGTTCTCATAATACATCTGCCCCAAGATCATGAGTTGACGCTTCATAGATCCTTTGAAATCCGTGACCTCTTGCAGAGCTATTTCCTTATTGGTCATTGGAGAGTTTTCCTCAAGCATGCGGATGATATCTTGTGTTGTGCTCAATGCATGTCCTCCTTCCTGTATTAATCAAATGAGATACCTGGCTGCCTCATATCGTCTTCAAAGGCGTACCTCGTAGCATCAATAGTATGATTGTCCTTATCATCCAACCGAGTCCGTGGATTGCCGTCTGCGTCCGTCTGATAGTCAATATTCTCAAACTCTCGGGCAATGTTTGGCGTACGAACTGGGTCAATTACGATTTCCTCCAGGTCATCAAGCCACTTTTCGCCATACTCTACTGAACCTGGGCCTTTCTTCGCACCCTTGAAACGGCAATAAAGCTGCATTTTTAATTCATCCACCGACTTCGGCTCTGCACTGTCCGCTATGGTGAGCTGTGAATCATACTTTTTCTTCTTGAGCTTTTCGCCCAATTCCCGGTTAGATATCTTCACCCCATATACTTCGTCCAAGGCGTATATCTTCCGCCGCGTCTTATCGTAGTGCCAGCGAACGAACGCCACCGGATCAACGCCATACCCCCAGTCATTGCCCTGCCGGATGTTATCGAAGCTTTTAACCTCTTCATCTGTAATTGTGCGGAATGTAAGGTTGTCAAACGGCACCACACCGGACCCAATAGCTTTCCCGAGATACTCCCATTCATAACGCCGTTGGTTCTTCTCCTTTGCACTCTCAGCCTCTTTTATGAAGGCTTTGGAGATAAACGGGTTGTCCAAATAAGTAGAGTGATGAACGTGTGTATGATCCGGTTGGAATACAGACTCGTACTTCTTGTTGACCCATGACTGCTTACGTTTAGGTGGGTTGTAACTGTAAAAAAACTTATAAAAAAGACCATCTCCCAATTCTCCACGCAATAAGGAGTTGGTGATGGTTGTAACTTCTTCTTCCGTCTTAAATTCTGCTAATTCCTCAATCCACCCTATGGCAAATGGGAAATTGGCATCTTTTAGTGATTTAAGCCTCTCAGGGTTCTGTGCACCTCTAAAGGCCATATAATTTCCTCGCGGCAAATATGTTATCCGCATGGGGGATTTATTAATCTTGAAAAACTGCGACACACCTTGTTCGGTTATGGCCCATTTCATTTGCTCGAAAATGGACAATTCAATGGTGTTGTCGATATAACGTATGCCAATAGCATTAACAGGATAACGCATAATCAACTGCACGATGATGTGTGCTATATCTGACGATTTCCCCGAACCACGACCGCCTTTTTCTATGATGTTGAGGATGTTCGGATCATTCGCAGCTCTCCATGTCGCATGAAACGCCTTCGGGATGAATTCGGATAGTTTTCTAGCCATCATCTTCACCCTGTATATCGTCAACAAAAACAGGCGCTACAACGGCGTTAACATCCAGTTTATCAACCCACAATCCATAACGTTTCCCAAGCAGTTCAGCAGCCTTATTGCGCTCTTTCACTGGCGTTTCAAGGCCTAATTGATCCTTTACCTCTCCACGGATAACCTGTGTCAGAAACTCTAGCACTTCATCCTGACTAGCGATACGGGCCGATTCCTTGCTTTCCATTCTTTCTTTTATATACTCCTTAATGTTAGGGTTTGTTAGTAGTTTGCTAGCATTAACCCTTGCGGTCGCATCCTTTTTGCATTTCGGATAAGCCATTTTGTAGCTCTCTGTTCCGTTTTGTGTTTCGATATAATAATCAGCAAATGCTTTATGCCTCTCATTCATTTGCTGTCACCACCATAAATTGGAGCAACTCAATAGCACTTTTGAACTCATAGGTGTCTGGCACCATGCAATCTTTTTCTTTCCCCGTCTTCTTGTCTTTCTTTTTACCTTCAATCCAGAATGTCAACTTGTACCTAGAGTACACGCTTTTAAACTCTTTTGAGTACCGTTGTTCTTGTATGAGCGACACATCGTGTCCTTTTTGCCCAAGTTTCAACAGTAACAACTTTATGTTTTTGCTAACATTCATATCACCCACCCTCTTTCTGTTTGGCTGTCACCAGTAAGTAACTCTTTAATAGAAAATGTAGCGTTATTGTGGAGAATCAGGAGGTTTGCCGTCGATGATCTTTACAACGTTATCGCCAGTCATTGATTCTTTCGTAGCAAAGGTTACCGCTTCCCCGCCTATCTCCATACTCACCAAACCCATATCTGGATCTGTCGTAATGGATCCGCCTTCTCTACTGAGTTTCTTCATCCATTCCTGATACTCGTTTGGCAATCCTAACGCCTCCCCTTATCTGGTCATTCTCCATAGCCTAAAACGATCTATAAGGCGTTCATACCATCTTGATTCCCGCCCGTATGGTTCGATGTATCCATCTACTGATACAAATACAATATTTTCGTGGTTTAACGATCGTATCTCTTTCAGATGCGGTGTATGAATCGTAAACACCTTATCCCTGCCAGGCTGCTTGTACCAGGACAGAAATACTTCTACATTTTCTAATTCATCCGCAGGGTAGTAATATTCGAATATCTCACGGTTCACTAAATGAACAGATACTGTTATTTCTTCCGCTTTCTCGATTGACAGGTCGTTCATATTTCCCTCCCCACGACAAATGGACCCGTGTATCCTACTTAGCTGTCACCTCTCAGCTATTTTCAGATGTAAATTACGGGTCTGTTTGTTTCCAAACTGCGTTTTTCCTCCAAGTCCTGAACTATCGCCTTTACCACTCGTTCAAAGCTCGCATCATTTTTAATTTTAAAGTCGACACCTTTTATAGCTATAGAATGTGTGCTCAACCCTTTGTACTCCGCTATCTCCTGTGGTGTGCCTTCTATGGTTCCGTCTGTATAGAGTTTCACGTTCAAACCTCCTCGTAAGTAGCATGGAAGATATCCGGTTTACATGGGTAAAACTCCCCTGCCACTCCTTTAATGATGTAATCCCCTATACTCGCTGTTAAATCCCCCTCAAATGTTGATATCTGTAAGGAAGGTTCTGAATAAGCATATTCCACAAATAATGTTTGACCGACAAATCGGCATACCTCATCATAATTGGTGTCCCCATTCCACTGAATAGCCTCAACTACCACTGGCTTTTTACGATATTTAGCCATCAAAATCCCTCCCTAACAATGCTTTTCAGCTAATTGGTTATCCCTGCAATTAGCGGATTAATCAATTCTTCAAACTCTTTTCGATCATCTCTAATAGTGTCCATTCTGCTCGCACCTCCGATTTTCTTTCAGACCAAATAAAAAAGCCGCCTATTGGCGACTTCTACTTAACTGATACCCCACCATATTCCACTGCTAATATAAACCGCAGCTACTGTACCGACCACTACCGCAACTATTAAAAGAATCCTATATATTTCTCTTGTTAGACCCCTCGGTATGAATGTACACAAAATTTCACCTAGAATATAAATCACTACCGCTGTAATCGCTCCAATAATGAACGGGCCTGCATTATCCCATATTCCTGTCCAAGTCATCATTTTTTCCCTCCTGTTCTTTATTTCGTCAGGAGAGCAGTAACTTATTAGCACTGTTATTTGAATATTCAAATATACCATAATATAAGACACAGAGCGGAATCGAACCGCTATAATCCTGTATGTGTCATATCCCCGGACTAAGCCGGGAAAAGCCTTACCTAAACAGTATGTGTTCCTTCCACATCTCGGGCTTCACGTTCCAATGTCCGTTTTCTAAGCCACAGAAGTGCTTCTTCCAGCTTTGTGATTACGACTGCATTATCACGGCATCGAAATTCACTGTTTTGGAATCCTTCGAGACGTGCAAGAACCATAGCAATTAAATCTTCGTTGGTTACTCCATTTACTCCAGCTTCTTGGATCGGTCCTTCTTGGAAATGAACAATCCCCAGGACGTTACCGCTATGATCTTGAACCTCAAAATAGTGCGGCGCGTTGTACTGGTAGTCCTTTTCATGATGAACTGTAGCATACTTTTCAGTCAGCAATCCGTTCTTTACCTTTACCAGTTCCAATTTGTGCCCTCCTATTTGAGTTGATCTGCCAGTTGCTTAATCACAGCCGGCGTACTGATACGTTGTCCATTTTTACGGTTGCCCTTGATGTATGCTGCATTCTCGTCTGTGTAATACACTACGCCGTTACCCTCTACGACTGGATATCCGCTTTCGTCTGCTTGCAGTTCAGTAGCAACATGTTTACCGTGCTGTTTGGCATGCTCCTCATCGTGCAGATGCAGGATGCCATACTGGTCAAGATATGCGTAATTCTGTGCCATCGTTTGTTTCCTCCCTTTAACGTAAAAAAACGGCGGTTTCCCGTCGCTTTTCGTCTTCTTTTCACTCAATACTTTCTACCATGAAGGTCATGAGTGATTATTTTATTTGTTGCCCGTATTTCTATAGCACCCGGGCGGAGTCGCTTGGAAAGGACTCTAACCTGTTCCCTCCCCGCTTCCACACCACCGCAACTCAGTGCTCTATCACCCTGTGTTCAAAGCGGTGCCTTTAAGCGTGGACGAGTCCTGCCGTGGTAAGGGACAGCAGGGACACCCGGGCGTTAACCCTATGTCCCTACTTTAAAATGGTTTCTCCCCCAAATTGCCCCCACGTTACCCCCAACTTACCCCCAAAATTCCGCATAGCTTCAAGGTTTCTGCTATACTTTTGACTCCTTCGTCTATTCGGCGGTCAATGGTGTTAACGCTCATGCCGTGGTTCTGGAATTGTATCACAGTGAATTTATATTTACGCCCCTTAATGAAGCGGTGCTCAATGATCTTTTTTACCTCATCGTCCAGGATTAAATTGATTGCCATGTCTAATTCGGTGATCAACTTGCTCCATTCCTGATACACGCGCCTTTCTTCCGCCGTTAGAGACTCCTTACGGCCTAATGATTCGACGGTAAGGCGCATCTTAGGGTAATTGCCCAGCAACTCGCGAACGTCCTTCTTATCGGCTTCTGTGATGCTCGGGTATAATTCCATTTGCTCTATCGCCCCCATCTTGTCGCTCCTTTATAGAAAATCAAATATAGTTGTCTGCCCTTCACGCGGCGAATCTGCCGAGTCCTGTATTAATCCATCATCCAGCATAAACTTAGGAGCCTCATAGAGATATCTTTCATGGACTGGATCTCCTTCGCGTGAATGCGCTGGGTTCTTAATCTCTGCCTTTTTCGTCCACACCCAAAAGCTCTTAGCAGTTACCATGTCGTTGTTATCTGACATCAAAATTCCTTCCTTCGCTCAGTATGTTAGGCTCAATCGGAGTGATGATCCTATACCTATCTATACTGACTACACCCACATATAACAGTAATGCGCATAATATAGAGGTATAGGCTCTTATCATGGGGTGTTCTCCTGGGTAGTCCTAGTTGCCTTGTGAAGCATTCTTAGTCCTTCAATAGACTTCTTGAGCCTGGCTATCTCTGCATCCTTTTGTTGTATTTCTGCCTCTGCCTTGGTTAAATCGTTATTCCAGCCCATTGCAGCTTTCTGAAACCGTTCGTATTCCCTTTCAAGTGCTGCATATTGTTGGAGCCAGTATTCAAGTGGTTCATAAGGGGTTTCTATACTAGGCATAGTCTGATACTTTGGAATATTCACGCAGGATCTTGCATGCTTGAACGCATTAACCTTGTCCATATCCTCTTGCCAGTTACGTGGTTTATCTGTCATCTATATATCCTCCCTTAGTGGGTGTAGGTCCTACACCCTGTTTGGTTTAATCCTCAACTAAATTTGCAAGTTACTTCGTCCTCATATTCTCCTAAATAAATCTGTTCGTCCCCGCACCATCCGTCAACGTCATGATCAAAGCAATAGCAATATATTTCACCATCCTGAACAAACGACGCTGTGTAAGTGTAGTAGCAAGGACCACCGCCCCAATAGGTCATTACCAATTCTCCGCCCAGCATAGGGCAACTGATCTCTCCCCATTCCTTCCCGTTCGACCATTTAAGGAACTTGATTTTGCTCATATATCTATCATCCTTCCAACGCTCCGTCAGAGTGCAGGAGCGTATTGTATTGGTGGTTACTCCCCTAATGCCTGACGGGCTAACTTACCGTTGTCATATTCAATTTCCGATACATTTCCGCATGTTGGTTCATCGTCTCTAAATGGTCTTGTAAGCTTATAGTTTTCCTTATCTGCATAAAATTCCAGTGCCTTTTGGAATCTGTAGGCTTTGTCTGTCATGTCTATTTGACTTGAAACGGATGTATCCAGGTCAGCAGATATCCGGGCTATTGTCCGGTCCCTCTCTGCCATCTGTTCCAACAGAAGATTAACACCCTCGGCCAGTTCCACATGATCTGCTTCCCATGCATTTAATATGCCTCTTCGTGCTTGTCTCTCTGTCAGCATGCCTTTAGCTCTGTCAGCGAGATACATTAACCGTTCACTCACCTTTACCGCCTCCTTGGGGCTGTAGCAGCTCCGGGTTATCGTGTATGTTTCCTATTACCTCAGACTCCCTCTCCAGATACTCCCAATCGTCGTAGGCAATATCTCCGCCTATCAGAAAGCTTCCATTCTCGTAACTGACTTGAGCAAAATTATATGTTGGTTCCGTATTTTCAGGTGTTTCGTAAAGGTCAGGGATTTTTAAAACATCACCATCGTAGATATCCTCCCCATTCTTATCCGTCGAACCCGTGAACCGTAACCAAACTACATCCATTTCCCAATCCCAACCGTCTTCGTCTTGGCGAGAAGTGTCTGTCAAGAATAATGCTCCTTTTGAAGCGATATTTATTTCAAAGTTGTCATCCAACTCAGGACCGAGCATCACTTTATCTTCTTTATTCCACCATTTGAACTTAATTTTTGTATCACTCATTTATCCATTCGCTCCTTTTAATTTGATTGGGTAGGGTAAGAGGCTGTTATGCCTATTTCAATTCTCTTTGATTTGTCTAATATCTAAGTCAATCAGCTCTAATCCGCCTAATTCCTCTATTTCTTGTGGGCTTAGGCTCATTTGGGACTTTTCAGACCGAATCTGCGCGCCGATCTCACGCATGCTATTCCCTTCATATTCTCCTAGATATACCAACTGTCTCACCGCTACTGTTCCATACACTTTGTATTTACTCATTGGTATCTCTCCTTTATAGGTAGTAGGGGGAAACTATTTAATGTGAATTTCGCGCGGCTTATCACCTCGGTACGGCCCAATTAGGCCCTCTTCTTCCATCCGGTCAATAATTCTAGCAGCCCATACATATCCAATACGCATTTTCCGCTGTAGGAACGTAACCGATGCTTTGCGGTTGGCCTTCACTACCTCCAATGCTTCTTCGTAACGTTCTGGCTTTTCTATGTTCATTTTGTATATCTCTCCCTTGATATATAGGTAGTAGGGGGTGTATCCCCCTTATAGACTGTCATTTATGGCTTTTATAGCTGCCAACACCGGGTAAACCTGATGCGGATTAACTGCATTGCCCAGCGCCTTAAGCCGACCCACACGGTCTTTAATACCAGTGGCTACCCGTGGTGGCTCCCAATCGTACTGCTCCTGCCCTAATGCTGCCGGCCATCTATGTTCGTCCAGTTTTCGGGAAAGCCCATCAAGCATTCCACCCAATCTGGATTGAGCTGCCCACTCTGCCCCGATAAGGTCATTGATATGTCCGTTCGTAGCGACTTGCTTTGACCTCCCCCGTGGCTGCCCACTGCATCCGCTGCGCTCGGTGTGCCCCACATTTTCGCTGTAGTTGCCAGGTCCACACTGTGGCTGCTGCCATTCTTGCAAGCCCTCCTGCCTGTCTTTGTTAAGTCTATGTTTTCCCGAGCCGTTGTTTCTGAGGCTGTTGGTGTAGGCCACATCGTCTGTGCAGGAAGCGATAAATACTCTGTCTCTCCTATGCGGGGCACCGACGGCACAAGCCGGAATAACAAACGTTTGTGTGGTGTAGCCGAGCCCTTCCAAGTCAGAAAGCACAATGTCGAGTCCCAGAGTGATGTGCCCAGCAACATTTTCACCAAGGAACCAACGGGGCCGGATTTCCGATAGTAATCTAGCAACTTCTGGCCAGAGGTGACGGTCATCTTCCTCGCCTCTGCGTTTCCCGGCATTGGAAAAGGGTTGGCAGGGGTATCCAGCGGAAATAATGTCAATTGTTCGATTGTCTCCAAGTATTCCATCCTCCTTTAGCCGGTCAGCAGTTAATGTACATACATCGTCGTATATGGGGATGTTGGGCCAGTGCTTACGTAATACAGCCTGCGGAAACGGCTCACGCTCACAAAATGCCACCGTCTCCATGCCTGCCCAATGAGCTGCCAAATCAATTCCGCCTATACCACTGAACAGGCTCAATTTACGCATATGTGTCTCTCCCCCTTATGGAGGGCTGTTCCCTCCTTCTTATCCCCAAAGGTGTGTTATGTCCTCTCTGCCCTTGGGGGCTATGCTTTTTTCTTTCTTACCGTCCCTATTGGTAACGTAGATGCGTCTTTTTTACTCCATCCGTACTGCTCTACTCGCTGTACAAAATACTCTTTCTTAATGCCGTTTTTCTCAGCGATCCGTATCCATCTTTTATGCCGATCATAGGCGCTTTCGTTTTTAGGTGGCGTGCTGATTGCCTTTTCAATGCTCCATCTGCATTTTTGGATTCTGGAGCGCAAAAGCTCTTTACTGACTCCGTTTTTCTTAGCTGTATCAAATTGTTCTGGAGTTATAGAAATCATGCTTATCCCTCCGGCATGAATGTTTTGAAAGTCCTAAAGTATAGCTCCCGCACTTTATAAGCCTTTGTTTTACCGCCGATATTGAGATTCACTGTGCCGTTCCGTTGCTTCAGCGGAATTTTCTCCCCTTTAACACCTCTACCTACTCCATATACCGTCCCGTCTTCATCCATCCAATAGGCTGGCGTGCATGGTATCTGTTTCATGACTGCACACCCGTATGCCCAAATCCACCTACACCACGCTCTGTCTCTGTCAGTTCGTTTGCCTCGACCAAATTGATTTTTGGAGTCTCCATAATGAATCCCTGAGCCACTCGGTCACCTTTTTTTATTAGGTAGGTTCCTTCTTGGACAAATTCGGTGTGATTTCCAAACTTGCCATCCACAAAATAAATTACATTTGTACCTGCGGCGAATACCTCGTTCGTATTGTCGAACAACATTGAAACTTCGCCTCTATAATCCGAGTCAATTACACCTATACCATTCGGTTGCCGCAGTTTTGTTTTGACTGAGATACCGGACCGCATCGCAATAATAAGTACGTATCCTTCTGGGACCTCAAAAGCTAGTCCTAAAGGAACTCTCTTTGTTTCTCCTGGTGCAATCACCACTTCTTCAGTAGCAACTAAATCAAACGCCGCAGCTCCTGTAGTTGCATATTTGGGTAATACCGCATCTTCCGATACCTTTTTCACTCTTACATCCATTTCGCAAATCTCCTTTATATGTTGTTATATGAATTACCATCATCATTCAATGACGTATTACATTTCTTCCCATCCACCTTTTTTATTGGTTATGACTCGTAAAGTTAGATCAGGAAATTTTGCGTCAAATAGCTTTCGCCGTAACGAGAAATCCCTTGCTGCAAAACCCTTTACATCCTCGACTATCGTTTTTCCATCTTCCATGTACATAAAGTCTGCTTTGTAGGTTATTGCCCTTCGCTTTTTTCCGTGCTTTGTGAACGGCTCCAGCAGTGTAAATTTCGGTTGTAAAGTCAATTCACTTATTAGTCCACCGCGCTCTAAAATTACTAGTTCAGCGTATCTCTTCGCTTCTGTCATACTGTCAAATTCAATGCCGTCTACGATTTTTTTCTTTGCATTGTACTTATTCACGCCATCGCCCCCAATGCTCCACCTGGGCGTTCTTCTATCTTTCTGTTTTTGATTCGATCCAGCGCTAATATCAATACCTCGTCTGGGTCACGGTTGAGTACATCTCCTATTTGACGGATACTTTTTCCTTCTGACCACATAAGTTCAAAATTGTCTATTTCTTTCCGCTTCCAAGCGAAGTTCATTCCATCACATGCCAAGTAAATAGATCTGCGATCTTTCTCAATCCCTTTTGATGCCATCCGTTACACCTGCCCTCCGGTAGATTTCCTTGGTCGCTTCAATGCGGCAATCATAGTCAACGTTCAGATTGTTTGCTATTAGCTTTAACTCCACGTCAGACACATTCTCAAATGCCCTCATGTTCGTTCTCAGCCTCCTTTTCAGCGATTCCATACGTTTCCCTTCCTATACGCAGGAACTCGTCATAATCCTTATCAATTAGGTCATAGGGGTCTATTGGATTCATGGGGTATCCTCCAGTGGGGTTTCATAGATGTTGCCGATTACCTCAAACTCACGTTTTGCCGACAGAGATAAATGACCAACCATATACTTTAATTCCACAAGATCAAACTCCACTGTTGCTTTTGCGGTGAAACTATCATCAGCCGTAGACCATAAATGCTTGTGATCCTGCCACGTCAATATATCTCCCTCATATATCTCTTTACCGTTACGGTCTTTTAGTCCGGTATATTGCATGAGCACCTTTTCATCATCTGAGAAGCCGCGTACATATTGCCCATCAAGCGGATTGAATGCCGCCACCTTGCCTTCTGGATCAATAGTCACCTCATAGTCCATTTCCTTTGCAAACACGTCCCACGCTCTAAATTTGATGGGTCTACTCACTTGTATCCTCTCCTTTCAAAGCTGTACGGGCTCGTTCGCCATAGTCCATCATGACTTCTGACTCTACGACAGCTCCTTCTTCTTCAACGCCCCAGTGGTGATTATTTTTATTCGCATAAAACTCCAGTGCCTTATCCTTAATCTCCAATTGACCAAGCACATAGAAGATATCGTTTAGTAGGTCATCCGTGTGCGTCCAGCCTGTATCATGTCGTCTCTCAGTCATTATTTTTATTGCTTTTATCCGTATCTCTTGTATCTTCTTATCCATGGTTTAGACCTCCTCAATATCATCGACTTCAATTTCGTCTGTTTGTCCATTCCGTAAAGCATCCCGCCAGTCAATTGCGGATTCAATGAGTTCGTTTTGTTTTTTCTCGGTTAGTTCATAAAATTGATCTTCCGTCAATTCGATTTCCACTTCATAATCCACACGCACAGTTGCTGTTCCCGATATTCTAATCATCCCTTATTCCTCTCCTTTGTTGCGCTCGGATAATTTGACTATTATCTTCCCGTTTACATAGTTAGAGTCTTGGTTGATTACAAGCTTATGAAGTCCATATTCATCACGCATTTCCTTAGCCAATTCAAAAATCTTCTCGTCCAGCAATTCCGTGAATCTTTCGATTGTCATTTCCATATGCATTAGTCCTCTCCTTGCCCTTTAGGGGCTGTGATTTTATTCGGCTGCCGCTTCGCTAGGTGATTCGGTCGCTTCGGGGGCCTACGGCGTATTAATTCTTGAGTAGTGCGTTACATTGAACACTCGGTGATTACTACGATCAATCCATCCATATAAACCAGACCCAAGGTTTGCGCGTTGTGCTATCTGCGGCGTGTATCCGTCTGTTACCAAGTAGTTAACATGGCTTTCGATTGATCGATCTTTCGGGTCGTATTTAGTCCATTGGATCATTCCTCTATCCCCTCCATCACTGATATTCTCCGTGAGCGTCCCAACCACACCGAACACAATAGCCTGCTTGTTCTATTTCGTTACTCCCGTAACCTGTGCTGACTGTATATGTCTTCCATTTATGATCCCTGTATCTACAAATCAGACGTTTGATCCATTTAATCATTACTCTATTCCCTCTCCTTCAACAGACACTGACCAACCACATTTACAAGCCCGAAAAAATGTGTCCTCTTCGATTCTCAGCACGCCTTCTCCATTCCCGACATTTTCATTTCCGCACTTCGGACAGATAGCGTATTCCTTTGTCAACTCCAACGATTTAAGAATATTCACTCTGTTATCCCCTCTCCTTGAGCTATTAGAGCTGCTAAACAGATGGCTTCAGGCCCACTGTCTGCTTGTACTCTGCAATTCTCGTATCCCGCCATATATGGTCTAGCAATCCATTTTCCGAAGCTGGTAGGATATAAGCCAATCTGAATACGATCCATAATTTTTGGCTTCTCTAGCACTTCCCATGCCGCTGAAATGTCGGCACTGTACATTGCTGGTGCTGTTGAATACCCTTTACTGTTGATGACCATCCCTGGTCTGACTCGATCCGCCTTATATCCCATCACATCCGTAGCAATCCATATATCTCGCTCTTGTGGCTGCATACTATTCCATTTAGCTATTACTTCTTCACGATTCATCTATCTTCTTCCCTTCTTATTGGAGTCAGCCTTGCTGTATGCGTTTCATAGCGTCTTCACGTCGTTTTGATGTCCCGCTATTGTGATAGATATCCACACTTTTCAAGATGCGGTCAAATAGTCGACCTTTCTTATCAATGACGTTCCCCCACTTATCTTTAAATAGCCATTGCTCCAATTCGTCTAAGTCAAGATTGGATGTAATATTAGTCTTTTTCCCTTGTCTGCCGTTAAGAATAGGGAATAGCACGTCCTTATATTCATCCGCCAGCAAATCCCCAGCTCCTAATTCATCCAACGTCAACAAATCGCACGATACAGCACCATTGATTACGTCAGTTAAGTTTATTTTTGAATCGAATCTAGTGGCTGTTTTTGCTAGTTTCATGAGCTGAGGTACGTCCAAAAACAAGCAAACATAACCTTGCCGATTCAGCTCGTGGTGTATAGCCGCCATCAAATGACTTTTTCCGTTCCCAGGGTCCCCGTAGAACAATAATCCGGTCTCTCTGGTCTCGTAGGTATCTATAAAGTCTAACGCCGCTCTATGCACCTGTTCTGTGCCTGTACGTGGCTGGAAACTTTCAAAGGACGCTCGTTTAAGTTCCTCGTTCATGATGCTTCTTGCAAATACACGCTCCATTTGCCCTCTGCGGTGCCTTCGGTCACTTTCTAACTGCGCCTTTTCGCTTTCTTCTTGCACACATTTACACGCCCGATTAAGCCCCCATTGTTTCTTAGGTGGGAAATAGGTTCGTTTAATCTGCTGGCGGCACTTCAAGCAGCAGTACACGCCCTCGTATTCATCATCTGCGAACAAACATGTCGTACTTCGAACCGGCTCCCGTGGATCTTTCGGAATCTCCTTCCGCTCTGATCCGATCTTGTTGATCGCTTCCGCTATTGGCGACCGCCCCACCGTTCTGGCTGGCTTGTGCTTGGCTGTCTGCATCGTGTTTTGAAGAAGCTGCTTTTCCTCCGGTGAAAGGTTTAGCTTGTCTATATCCACCCTTCTGCTCCTCCTCTTCTACTCTTTCGACAACCCAGTTTAAAATGGCTCGGTAATCACTAGCGTATTTTTTGCCTTTTGAGCCTTTATAGTTGTCCAAGATTTCTATCATTCGTTTTGTTCTATCTTCTCCATGAGCAAGAACAAGTTTGTCATATTCTTGTTGAGTCAGTTTTACAAACTCAGCAAATTTGATTTTGGGTATACTGTCTTTTTTCTTATCATTCTTAACATTCTCTATATTCTTTACATTCTTGTTTGTGTTCACTGGTTGTTCATCCGTTGTTCGCTCGTTGTTCACTAGGTGTTCATTTTGGTGTTCACTTGTTTGGTAATCAGACCACGAAAGTATTGATACCAAACGGTTTTGGTTGTTTGTTCGTTGTTCAATTTGCTGTTCGTTTTCGAACATTTTTAAGACTCGTTGCACCTTGCTTTCGTGAATGTTAAATCTCTCCGCAATCTTCTTTCGACCAGTGATTAACTGCCCCGGTTGAAGGGTGATTTTCTCTCCAGCAAATACCGCTGGCTGCTCTTTGTGTGTTGCATTCATAAGGAGGTACATCCACACAGCCAGAAAATCACTATCCTTACAAACAACCGGATTATCCAAAGTTTTACGGTGGAGTTTGATCCATCCGTCCATGTCACCACCTACTAATTCTTTAGTGCTATTGCCGTTTGTCTAGCCAACAATCTCTTTGTTCTGATCCCTTCAGGATGTTCGTCCAAATACTTATGACATACCAAGCAGCTATCTAGTAAATCCAACTCCGTTGTCTTATGATCAATATGTCCACGTCCAGTAATATGAGCTTGTTGGACAGCTCTAGCACCCTTACACTTGATCATGACCTCACAATAGCCCTCTGAACGCTCTCTGACCTTTTTGCGGACCTTGTTTGAAATATCACCCTTCTGCTTCTGTGTAAGCTTTACACGGACACTTGCACCGGGCTTATCAACCGGATGAAATCCATAGTCGATCATTGCATGCCTCCAATCTCTAAAAAGGAAGATCCTCGTCTGCTATATCAATCGGTTTGCCATCATCGGAAAATGGATCGTTGTTGTTTTTGGTCCCTGCCTGCTGTCTACCAGCACTATCATTCTTGTTAGATTCAAGGAACCGGACGTTATCAGCCACAATTTCAGTGACGTAAACACGCTTTCCCTCGTTGTTTTCATAGTTCCTCACTTGAACCCGACCTTCTACAGCTGTTAAACGCCCTTTTTTTAGATAATTAGCGCACGTCTCGGCAAGCTGCCGCCATGTAACGATTGGTAAAAAGTCCGCCTCTCGTTCGCCGCCTTGGCTTGTAAACGGACGGTCTACGGCAAGAGTAAAGGAGCATGTTGCAACTCCGCTGGGTGTATATCGTAATTCAGGTTCTTTGGTCAAACGGCCGATCAATATTACTCGATTTAACAATGTGTTATCCCCTTTATCTATTAATCAAATCTGAATAGTGTACTATTTGGTTGAGTTGTTTCGTCTCCCGACAGTATCGGCAGCGTTCACAACGACGTGGTTTCACTAAGCCCGCTTTGACTTCAATCAAGTGTGGCATGTTATCCGCTATCCCCTCTAATTCACGCTTGATGTCGTACCCGTTGATACCGATCACGGCTTTATCTGGCGGGTCCTGCTTTGATACCGCAACGATAATAGGTTCAATCCATCCGTCACGCTGCTGTACAATCCGTTCAATCTCAGCGTATAGGGCCATTTGAGTTACATAGTGGTTTTGCTGTACAAAGGACACATAACCGTTGTCCTGATCCCAAGATTCCTTATGGATGGATTGGACTGTTTTAATATCTGAAAACCGATTGCGTTCCAAAGCGTAATTATCCATTTTAATTTTCCAATTTGCTCCGGCAAAACTGGCGGTCATTATGACCTCTTTTTTTCCTTGCAATACAAACATACAAAGCGCATCACTCTCTATGGTTTCGATCATCTTGTTGGCATATTGGAACTGGGATTTCAGTTTTCCTTTCGTTGCTCCACGAGTAACTATGATTTCAGGGTTACTATCTTTGAATCTTTTAAAAGCTTCTGGTCCCTCGAAATAGGCATGCACATAGGAGCCGACCAGGAGCGCATCTGTAGCTGGTTCCGTCCAGCCTTGAAGCCTAGCCATAGCTCGCGCTTCACAGTCTCGGAACTCTTTATACTGGCTGTTACTCCAATAGGTTAGGTTGGCTTCCTGAGAGTAATAGTTTTCTTCATTCAGCAGCATCTGGACCACCGTCCGTCTTCGCCTTTTCCACTTCTTGTTGCGCCTTAAATTCCAATTCAGCAGCGCTAGGAACATGGACCGCCCCAAAGTCAAAATAGTCTTCACGTTTGCCCATGCCATCTCTGAGCGACTTCCAAATGTTCCCGATACGAAGATAGTCATTTTCAGTGAATGCATCCTGAGCGCATCCGATGCACTTCTCAATCATTTCTTTATTAACTCCGTACTTCTCCTGGAACTGTTGGAATGCTTTCCTTACACGGTCAGCAAGCGGTTCTGTGTAGCTGTTGACCAGCGTCTTGCGGCATTCTGCAAGAGCTGCATCTACTATATCGCCCGGGATTACACCAAGGATGCAAGCGCGCATCCTGCGACTGCCCATATTTGCTACAACCTCGTAAACGTCACGTGCTTCAGTGAGTTGCTTTGTGGTGCTCCCCGCCTTACGTTCATGTTTGACTGTAAAAACAATCTGGCGGCGAGTATTCGTTTCAATATCCCATGCATAGGCCATAGCCTTGGACTCACCGTTCCGTTGCTCCAGCTCAATCAGCCCGTAATCAATATTGCCCCATGACTGTGCTAATACCTCAGCCAGCCGAATAGATGGCCCGGAAACCTTACTACCACCTTTCGGATATTCATATTCCGCCTCTTCTGCAAGCTTCTTCCGCTGGCAGGAAAGCATGATGCGGTTAAAGGATGCCTGTTGATCACGTGGGAACTGTTTTGCCATAAAAATAGCTGCTTTTACTTCCTCAGTTTGGCGAGTTGTCGCCATTTCGGTAGTGGTTGATCGGAAAGAAGGCGGGGCCTCCGGTAAGTAATTTTGATAGTCAATTGGTTGTTGATCGTCAAAACTCATATTTACATCCTCCTAAAATTTTGATATAGTGACCACAAATGTTTATTTAAATGTTTCTGATTCGACTCTGGTTGCAGCCAGGGTCGTTTCACTTTCTAAGGTATTACGCACGTCATACAAAGCTTCGAGTACATATTGCAATTTACCATCCCGAAAAATCAACAATGGTTCTACGATGTTATTGAGCGATTTACCACGTATCTCCGTATCAGCTTGAAGTTCCTCCAGAACCCGGATTGCTTGTTCTAACGGCGTTTTCACGTTTGGCTCCCTCCTTTTGCTCACGTCTAATCCGACGATATTCCTGATATGTTACATCACTGCTGAATTTGAAAATCACAGTTCCATTCGGATGCTCTATGGCTTGTCCGCCTACTTGGGATAAAGCACACAAATCCGCGTAACTACTACTGCCTTTGCACCTTACTTGCATATGCATCATCCATCACCCTCACCAGTACCTGATTTTTACACTCAACAGCATCAAGCATGCATTCCATACAATGGGGCTGGTTATCTTCATAGACCAAATACTTGGCTTCTGCGCCGCATCCGCATCTGATCTCCATGTCACACCTCCCATTTGATCTTTTGAGACAACTCAACATAACGACCAAATGAGATACGGTTTTTGATAAGTCCATATTCAGGCTCCTGCTCATACAATCGGCCCAAGTATTCCAGATGTTCATCCGTCAGTACACTCAGCCCCGTAAGATCCTTTGTGATTACCGCAGGACGTTTACGCCACCACCGCCACATACCTATCAACTCCTTTTGATAGATTCTGCCTGCAACCTTGCCATAGTTTTAAGCTGGAACCATCTACCGTCACGCTTGATCAGCAGCATGTCATTTACTCGCTTGCCAGCAACAAAACCACTAAAGATTGGGTTCATATTCATTCTCCTTCTTCTAATCCAGAATAGATTTCCTTACGGTATTCTTCATTTGCTTCACCAAGTAACTGCTCAAGCTTGTCCATATTTTCAGCTTGGCTTTTAAATCCTTGTGCGGTCCTGTCATTACCTTTAGATGCATGCACCACGGATTTAGTAGACAAGTCTTCTGCTACGGCTTTAATACCGTCCAGCACGTTCAACATGTCGTCAAAATCTAATGTACGAATAAATTCGATAAGTTCACTTTCCTGTTTGCTCAGTTCCATGTTCAAGCACCCTCCTTGAATTTATTGATAAAGTAAATCTGCCCTTTGCCTGTAATCTTTGTTGTTCGTGTGATTTTGGAACCTTCACTGGAACTCATTCTCTGCCCCATTTTGATTTCCATGATCTTAAGATCCATTGAGCGTTGGGTTGGCATATTGCGTTCGCTACCGGATTTAATGAGGTAACCATTCTGTCGTAACCATTCAAACAACCTGATCTCACCAATCTCAAAACCATTTTGTTTAAGTAGCTTGGCTAAGTCAGCGACGAGAATAGAGTCCTTTGAAACCTCCAGTGCTTCTGCAAATACTACTTTGGGCTTGTCCTGTTCAATCTTCGCTGTCAGTTCTGCTTTCTCTGCATTAGCTTGTTTCAACTTGGATGCAAGTCCGATGATAAAGTCTGGATCATTAAGCGTTTTTTCAATGGTGTCTGGTGTCATGTAGGCGCCATGCTTGCGAATTGCCGGTAGGATCTCATCCGCTACTTTAATTTGAAACGCTTCGCCAACATCGTTTTTAGCTTTCATGGCTAAACGGTAGAAGATGTTCTCAGGTACGAAAGAATCTTTCGCCCACTTGTGGTCGAAACCAAATTCAGTCAAATATTCAAAAATGCGATCCCATCTTATGCTGCTGTAGATTTTCCCTTTCTTGGTCTCTGACTTGGTGAACCCAAGCCCGCGAACAGTGTCCTCTAAACTAAGTTGAACTGTCCCATTTGAATCAATGAATCCTTTAACACCATGGATCGTAACTAATTGAGTCACATAATCAGTCCTTTCAAATAATTTCCTTTCTGGTATGATGTAGATTGTCTAGGCTTACCACCATACGTGGAAGGAGGTGGGAACATGTTGGATTTTGATAAAATTATGAATTTTACTGTTAAGGAAGCTACTTACAAAGCTGCACATAGAATTAAGGATCAGAAGAAAGATTTTTTAACTGAAATGCTCGATCCAGAAATGAAGCAGATTGTAGAACAAAACCATCTTACATTTATTATCATTGAAGAAATGGTCAAAGCTGGTTTGAAACAATACCACGAAGCTTTGGAATTAGATAACGCTAGCAAGTCCTGAATTAATCTTTGTTGAAGTTTTCTAGATACAAGAGGAATGCATCTTTTACTTTCGATTGTTTTTCCTTCTGTATAGAAAGACCATCATCATAAACACCTTTTCCATTTCCGAGTGCTGCTGAAATAGCGGCACTTGCTTTTTCCATTTCCTCACGAAATATTTCTCTTACTCTTTCCTCAGTTAATTGAGTCATACTGTTTCTCCTTTCTTATTGCTGACATTTCTATGTTTCGAACGATTCAATTGATGGAAGTGCTTGTCCAAAAAAACCTTCATTTCTGAACCCCGAATCATCCAGCGTCCACCATCGCGCCCATTAGTGATTAGTTTCATTTCCTCTTTGTAATTTGGATTAAGTAGAATATGTTCTAACAACCAATCTCGTTTTCGGCAAGTCTCAATCTCTAATCTTTTTAAATCCCACCAACATCCAATTTCATGTTTATCAAGAATTGCTTTAGCCGCATCAAAAATCATTTCACGTAGCAGAACTTCATCTAACTTGATCTGCAATATCGGGTTTGTCTTTTGTATTGTCTTCATCCCCTTTCGTGTCTTTTGACACATTCATTTCAAAAAAAATATAATTAAAAACTTTTTTTCCGAAATGAGTTATTAACCCAGACCAGACTTGACCGCTGGCTTCTCGCTGACCACTAAGAAAACGTGAAAGACAAGAAGGAGAAACGCCAATCTGTTTTGCGAAGTGAGAAGCATTAATCCGCTCCTCCTTCATGTATTTTTTTATTTTATCAACATCTATTAGAGCAGTCTTCAAACTTACCACCTCCTTCCTGTTCCTTTTGACACATTAATCATATATCAATTGTGTCAAATAGCAAAACCTTGAATTTGGTCAAATACGTCTATATTCAAGCGAATTCAGGCATTTGTGTCAAATGACAAATATATTTCTTCTTTTAACTTGCTTTTTGACAACAAGAATGTATAATTAGTATTGTCAAATAGCAAAACATTGGATGGTGAATAATTCTTGAAAGACAATGAATTTGAAGAATCATTCGGTCAATTTATTAAGAGGTTACGCGAATCTAAATCCTTAACCATTACAGAAGTCGCAGAAAAGGCGGGAATAAGCCATTCACATCTTTCTAGAATTGAAAATGGTGAAAGGAATGCCCCTAAAGTACAAACGTTGCAAAAATTGTCTAAAATATTGAATTGCCCTTTCGACATCATGATGGAACGGGCTGGCTACATTGAATACGATAAAGCTACACTTAGGCATTTCGTTCAAACATTAAATGATCTTATAAAAGAAAGAGATATTTCATATGAAAAAGTGGGCGAAAGTGTTGGGTTATCTCAGTTTAAACTTATACAAATAGGAGCTCATGGGCTTCCTCCAATGGATAAGATTAATAAGATCGCTGAATTTTTTAGTGTGTCAGCAGATTACTTGCTTGGGCAAAACGAAAGATCAATTAACACTGATGAAGAAGATGACGTTGATTCAATTGCTTCAATACCAGAGGAACGTGAATACAAAGAATTTAAAAAATTTCTGAATAATCCTGAATATGGATTGTTTTTCAGAGATTATTTAGAAGCGCCTGAAGAAAGAAAACGGGAACTAATGCAGTTCTGGAGATTCATTCAGGAGAAAGAAAAAGACCGCAAACCAGGCGATTACCAAGGAGAAAAATAATATATCAAATCAATTATCTTGTGGCCTATGTCGTAAGACTGGCTTCTTCTACCCATACATACGAACATACATTCCGATTACCTGGAGGAACGACATGATTTCCCATTATCAACCTACATACTTAGAACATTGTATTGAAAATATGTATTTAAAAAATGGTATTACTGAACCTCAACATGTAACTATCGAAAGAATTGCAGCTGCTTTGAATATCTGGATTTACTCGTCTGCCCAAAAAAGCAAGGCTTATGAATCAGCGTCCGGTTTACGTAGTGTGCTTTTAGATAATCGGTTGCCTTTAAGGGAACAACGTATTGAGTTGCTTCATGAAGTGGGTCATTTACTAAGACACGCAGGTAATCAAACAATTATGCCCAGGGCGTTCATAGAACTTCAAGAAGCAGATGCAGATCAATTCGTTCTCTATGCTTCAATGCCTTTCTTTATGCTGTCTAGGCTTAAGCTGCCAAGGTTATTTAACGATGCCCTTTTATATCTATCTAATACATTTGAAGTCCCTATTTATCTAGCTAGAAAAAGATTAAACCAAATAATGCGGAGAAATTATGAAGGGCAAATACGGACAAGCATTGAACAGCAAACCAATACTACGAAAGGGGTGATGTCTAAAAAAATACCGCAGATTTGTGAACCAACAATTTACGCTTACTACGATCCATCTTTTACTTATGAGGGTCCATCTCAGCTGATATTTCATGTAGATGAAATTACGCTTTCTCAAAAAAAAGAAATCCCGATTCCTTTGGATGGTCCTTTTAAGCCAATCGAAAGTGAAGATCTACTACAGTTTGAAGGGGTGAAAATTCTTCAGCATGACATTGTTTATTTCGAACCTGGAAATATAAAACTCATGCTAGGCCGAATAAGTCGCAGATACGGTACAGGTTCTAAAACTTTACTATTACAAATGAAAGACCTAGAAGAAGTTATAAATCGGGGCAGAATTTATTAATCATGGAGGGAAAATGTTATGGCAAGCTTTCAGAAGTACACAACGAAGAAAGAAGGCAATATGTGGCTGTATAAGTATTACACTGGTGAAATCGACCCAGTAACAGGGAAGAAAAAATCATCTACCAAACGCGGTTTTAAAACCAAAGCAGAAGCAAAATTGGACGCAGCCCAAACTGAAAAGGAAGTAAAAGACGGTAAGTTCATTATACAAGATAAATCAATTACTTTCGAAGAGGTCTATGAGAAGTGGTATGAAACCAATTTTAAAAGATTTAAGCTTCCAACCAGAAAAACAGTTCGCTCATGTTTCAATAGTCAAATTCTCCCGCACTTCGGTAATATAAAAATAAAAGATATAACCCGTTCATATTGCCAAGATGTGATTAACAAAATTGCAGAAGATATTAAATCAGTGGAAAACATGAAGATGTATGCCAATCAAGTTTTCGAGTTTGCAGTTCTGATGGAAATACTCAAGAGCAATCCAATGGATGTAGGCGTCGTCATACCTAAAAAAGAAAGTGATCAATTAGCGGGGGAACAAAAAATGAGAAATTATTGGGAAAAGCACGAAATCAAAAAATTCCTTGGAATAGCCAAGCAAGCATATAGCTATCGTGATCAATTGATGTTTCACCTATTAATTTATACTGGCGCAAGAAAAGGGGAGGTTCTGGCCTTACGTTGGAACGATATAGATTTTAGAGAAAAAACAATTAATCTTGATAAGACATTATTTTTTGATAAAAAAACTTTCACGCCTTTGACCTCCAAAACGCCTGCCTCCAGACGTGTTCTTAGTTTAGACGATACAACCCTTGCCCTGCTAAAAAAACACCGTACAGAGCAAAGCAGAGGCATTGTGCAGCCAATAGGCACTAACGATGACAGAATGATTTTTACACGTGAGGATGGAACACCAATTCGCTTGGCCTATCCAAACGACAAACTGAATGAAATCATTCGCTCTAACAACTTACACAAAATAACTGTACATGGCTTAAGACATACCCATGCATCACTTTTATTTGAAGCCGGGGCCAGCATTAAAGAAGTCCAGGAACGTCTTGGACATTCAGATATTAAAATGACTATGAACATTTACACGCATGTAACAAAAGCAGTAAAAGAAAAAACAGCTGATCGGTTTGAAAAATTTATGGAATTCGAGCCTCCAATCACTGGTTCAGATGTGGTCACGAATGATCAAGAATAA